CTGCGGGGAAAATGTTGGGATTTATAAGTATATATGCGGGAATAGTTTAATTATTAGAACGTTGGTTGACCGAACCAAAAATATTAGTGAGAATCTAATTTCCCTGCTCCATTTATTATATGGCTTCGTAGTTTAGCGGTTATGACTCTTGCTTGTCACGCAAGGAACAGGAGTTCGACTCTCCTCGAAGCCGCCAAGGTCTGTTGGAGACCTATGGTTCGCCAGCTCAGCCACTTCCAACATAAAAAAGCTGGTACTCGAGTAAATTTTTTTGTTACATCTTCAGGAGTTCGATTCTCCTCTGCCACTTTATGCAAGTAGTGGCTAGGCTCTGGGAGCAGCAACCCTTTAAGTTGCGAGGATGTAGCAAATATATATGGCGCTTTGGACAATCGGTTAAGTCATCACCCTTTCACGGTGGAGTGCCGAGTTCGACTCTCGGAAGCGTCACCAAAAAAATGCTATTACCTCTTCGGAGTAATAAGAGTGTGAAAGAGCTAACTCTCAGTTGGAGAAAGACCAACATTTCAAAATTCAATCATTGGGTGTCAGATGTCAGTAATGCTCTGAGGAAGAAAATATGCGTAACGAATAGGTTGCCAGAAGCTATTAGAAAGATGTAGTGAAGTAGGATATGCCTATCGTTATCACCCATACCTACCTATATACTCGCATAGCTTAGTTGGTTAAAGCGTACGGCTGATAACCGTAAGAGGCTTGGTTCGATTCCAAGTGCGAGTACCATAAATAACTCGGTCACAAAGTTGGTAAAAGAGAGTAAGAGTATATGCTCTGGGAGCCAATTCCATCATAAAGGGTATGCCATTCTCTCGCAGGTAGTTTCGCCGAGCACCTACCAAAAACTCTATGTATATAGATTTGAAACCGCATTTAAAGGATAGCTAAAAATAACGCTCTGACGCTATCTGAGAAAACATTTAATCGTTCAAGTTTTGTTTGTGCGTGTGTTGATAAAACAGATTAAATGAATCAGCTTATTTTTCTTTATAGTTCTTTTTTATAGGCTGGAATATATGGTACTTTAGCATAGTTGGCTAATGCACACGATTTGTAATCGTGAGACCCTCAGTTCGAATCTGAGAAGTACCTCCATCCACTAAAAACGAGGCTGTACTCGTGGAAAAACCCTCGGTCATTAGCTAGAATTAACCGAGACTAACAAACTAGCATACAGATAATCAGTTTAAGTTGGACAGAATTCCTAACTGATGATAAATAAAAAGGAAGTGTCCCCCATTAAATTACTAGATTTTGAAATATTTTGAGTGAAATGCGAAACAGTCTGTAACAGACCTTATAGTGAATTAAGGCAAGCGGCTCTTGTAGCGAGAGAGTGTCGGCGATACAAAAATTTAGATAACCAGTAACGGCTCAAAATATTTCAATCTTGAATAATATTGTCGCTTAGCTCAATGGTTAGAGCATTCGCCTTCGTGAAAAGGACATAGGTTCGATTCCTATAGCGACATTCCCCATATTTTCACCACTTTTTATCGTTTAATAATAATTTGTGGAGAAAATCTTATATAGGGCTGTGGCGAAACTGGCAGACGCACAGGACTTAAAATCCTGTGTCCCAAAAGGACGTATGGGTTCAAGTCCCATCAGCCCTACCACAATAATTGGTACTGTAGGAAAGTTGGTTAATCTCCAGCTCTGCAAAAGCTGTATCGTGCGTTCGAATCGCACCAGTACCTCCAAATAGGGCAACTTTAGAGTCCTAGCAAGAAGTTGCGAATATATTAGAATCTAATATAGTACTAAAGGATATGTTCCTCCAAATAAAAATGGCTCAGTAGCTCAGATAGTAGAGCAGAGGACTGAAAATCCTCGTGTCAATGGTGCAAGTCCATTCTGAGTCACCAAGATATTCGGGAATGGTGAAATCGGTATCACACAAGACTTTGACTCTTGTATTCTTAGTTCGAGCCTAGGTTCCCGAGCCAAAAAACAAACACTTAATTGTGGTCGCTTCGTTAGGCAAAGATATGGCGGCTCTGATTTCGAATCAGTAACAGTAATGTATTGTCTATTATATGGGTAGTTAGCCAAGCGGCAACGGCGGCGCACTGTAAATGCGTTCTCATTTGAGTTCGGTGGTTCGAGTCCATCACTACCCACCATATTATTATAGAAAGGGGCTTTAAAATGGAAGAATCAACAAAAAAATACACAAAAATTGGTATTGTAATATTTATTATATTACTTGTACTAATAGTATTATGTAATTCATTTAAGTCAGTACCTACAGGATATGTAGGAGTTAGAACTAGATTTGGAAAGGTTCAAGAAACAGTTATCCAAGAAGGATTAAATGTAAAGATTCCTTTTGTAGAAAAAATTGTATTAATTGATTGTAGAACAAAGAAAATAGATGTTACAGCTGCAAGCTCTACAAAAGATTTACAAAATGTATCATCAACTATATCATTAAATTATAATGTTAATAAAGATACAGCAAATGCCTTATATAGACAAGTTGGAGTTGATTATGAAGATATTATAATTAGCCCAGCAATACAAGAAAGTATTAAATCAACAATGGCTCAATATACAGCTGAAGAATTAATTACAAAAAGAGCTGAGGTTTCAGCAATGATATTAGATGCTTTAATGGGTAAAATAGCAGATGATGGATTTACAGTTACTGAATTTAATATAACAGATATTGATTTCTCAGATGCTTTTGATGCAGCTATTGAAGCAAAGGCAGTAAAACAACAAGAAGTAGTTACTGCACAAGCCGAATTAGAAAAACAAAAAATTGAGAATGAAAAAGAAATAGCTGAAGCTGAAAAAGATGCTAAAGTTATGGAATTACAAAACGAACAAATTACTGAAAATACTTTAAAATTAAAAGAATTGGAAGTTAAAGAGAAGTTAATTGAAAAATGGTCTGGCAACTTCCCATCTACGATGCTAAGTGATGATGTAAATGCTTTGTTTAATATAGGTCAATAATTTATAGGGAGTATATCTCCCTAATATATGGGAAGATGGTGTAATTGGTAGCGCAGATGTCAGTTGGCATCGTGAAAGGTTCAAATCCTGTATTCCCTGAAAGAAGCTTTGCTCATAAGGCTGACAGTTATGAGTAAATCAACTAGAATAATAAGAGATACTAATATATGCTCAGCAATCTCTCAAAAACTTTGTAGATATGTATAGCTGTGAGAGCATACGAGAAGACGCTATATGAAGGTAATGTTCGTTCTACGTAGACTGGAAGTTTTGTTGTTTATAAGGTCTTTATTAAATACATAAAGAGGAAAATGATATGATAAGTTATATTTACAAAATAACAAACAGGATTAATAACAAATCATACATAGGGAAAACTAGAAGAGGAATAGAAGAACGTTTTAAAGAACATATTGCAGATAGTAAAAGAGAACGTTGCGAAAAAAGACCATTATATTCTGCTTTTAGAAAATATGGTGTTGAAAATTTTGATATAGAGCTTGTTGAGGAAGTTGATGACAATGAACTTTCTGATAGAGAAATTTATTGGATAGAATATTATGATACATACCATAATGGATATAATGCTACTAAAGGTGGAGATGGAAAAGCTTATGTTGACGAAGACAAAATAGAAGAATTGTATAAACAATACAGAAACGCCACAAAAGTTGCAGAAATTATGGGAATTCATCCTAATACAGCTCAAAGGTCTTTAATAAAAAAAGGATATGATTTATCTTTTTATGCTAGACCAACTCCATCAAAAGATAGCTTTCACCAAGAATTCCATTTTGCGATGAAAGGTAGAGATGGTGTTCTTATTAAAGTCTTTTCTAATATTGATAATGCAACAGATTATGTAAAGAATGAATTGCACGTTAAAAGTAAAGAAGCAGATGTTAGAAGACATATATTACAGACTTGTCGACACGAAAGAGAAACTGCTTATGGTTTTGTATGGGAATTTAAAATGGTAGAGTAATTCAGGCAGTCCTGAACCTAGTCTTGAAAACTAGTGGTACCTACGGTATGGGGAGCAGCACCTCACTCTATCGCCAAGGCTATTTACTTAGCCACCTTTTCTTTATTTACTATTTTCATTTTTTACTCTCCTTAACACTATAAACTAGGTAGCCACACTCTACCTAGTTAAATATGGAAGGTTACTCAAGTTGGTGAAGAGGACAGTTTGCTAAACTGTTAGGTCTCGTAAGGGGCGCAAGAGTTCGAGTCTCTTACCTTCCGCCAAATTGGTTTTTACGTTTATCCGTTAGTGCAGATGCACCTGTATTTATAAAAAACGTAGTGCATTAATGGTATTCATAATAGAGAGTAGGAAACTACTCTTTATTTTTTTTAAAAATATTTTAAAAATCCCTTGACAAATATTACAAAATATAGTATAATGTGTCTATCGTAAGAGATATAAGACTTAGGAGCCTTATTTATTATAGATAGAAAGGTGGTTGTAACGTGGAAAAACAAACTATACATACTGATTGCTTCGCATTTAACGAATCAGAAAATACAAAAGAACAATGCTGTGCTTTAACAGAAAGAATTTGTAATTATAGAGATTGTCATTTTTATAAAGATGATTGCAGTAATGATACAAAGAAGTTAATTAGAGAACAAAAAGATTTATTTGAAAAAGTTTAAAAAGTACTTGACAAACAATACAATTTATGATATAATGTATTTATAGTAAATATACAGGCAATTTTAGAGTCTGTGCGGGAAGCCGCGGATGTGTTAAATAATATAATTTGAGGTTTTAGTACTATTCAATTTAACACAGTACTAAAAGTCCTCGTCTAATTCAACATATAACTCTTCTGTTTTAGTACTATTCAATTTAACACAGTACTAAAAGAGTGGAAAAAAAGTTTATAGCAACAAAGCAGTTTTAGTACTATTCAATTTAACACAGTACTAAAAGTTCGATTTAATCAAGCTTGACTATGCTGTTTTAGTACTATTCAATTTAACACAGTACTAAAAGCACAGCAAAACCATAGTAAAGTAAATTATGTTTTAATACTATTTAATTTAACACAGTACTAAAAGTAATAAGAAACTATTATTCCATTTGCTAACGTTTTAATACTATTCAGTTTAACACAATACTAAAAGACAATTATACTACAACACTATTTTATTGCTATGTTAGTGTTGTTGGATTTAACACAGTACTAAAAGATAACACAATCAAAATAGATTGGATACATTGTTTTAATGCTATTTAACTTAGTACAGTACTAAAAGTAAGAACTAAATAAATATTTTTAAACATTTAATATGGGGTTGTATTTGGTTTCGACAGATTAAGAGAAAGATGATTAAGCAAGTAGTAGAATGGTAATCCGAGGTCTACTATAAAAGGATTCCAATAAATATAAACGCAAACAAAAATGCAGAATTAATAGCTGCCTAGTCAGCTATCATCTATATAAGGTAGGTTACTGACTTTTTATAGGTGTCGATTTAAAGTAACTGCGCTTCGGACATTGCTTTTTGAGATGAAGCTATAGCTCAAACATAGAAGGCATTTTATAAACTTTTGTTTTATTGTAGTTTATAAAATAAAGATGAACAATAAACTAAACTTGTAGAAAGATTATTTAATATTTTAATTTGGACAGGGGTTCAACTCCCCTCAGCTCCACCAATAAAGATAGCAAAAGCTATGTGGGCAATTTTAGAGTCCATACGCGAAGGCGTCAATATGTTATTAATTTTATATTTTGAGGTTTCAGAGGTATCTAAAATAACATAGTACTAAAAGTTCTCATTTTGTTTATGGTCTACATCTAAGGTTTCAGAGGTATCTAAAATAACATAGTACTAAAAGAGATATGTTGACGATATTATAAGTCTGCAGGTTTTAGAGGTATCTAAAATAACATAGTACTAAAAGCGAAAATGTAAATCATCTTAAAATTGATTTGTTTTAGAGGCATCTAAAATAACATAGTACTAAAAGATATTCAGTAAATGACATAAAAGACATTATATTTTAGAGATATCTAAAATAACATAATACTAAAAGCTCTCATATATAAACTAGTTTTAAAGATATCTAAAATAACATAGCACTAAAAGAATTTATAAAATCTTCTTTATAATTTTTATTACTTTAGAGATATCTAAAATAACATAATACTAGAAGAACATTTCAGCTATTTTTTCAACTTTAAAGTTTTAGAGGTATCTAAAATAACATAATATTAAAAAAAAATAAAGTAGAAATATATTAAAAATAAAACTAAAAATATAACAATAATAAAAGCATAAAATATAACAGAGTTCTCTCATTCTCTGTATAAAACAGGAAACTGTTGTAATGAGAGGGAAAGAAGGATAATATGAAAAGAAAAGAAATGAAAGATGGAGCGAATTGTGTAGAATTCAATCTAAAAGGCTTTGAAGAACACGAAAAATCAAGGGAAATTCAATTTTATTATGCAGATAAATTTAAAAATGAATTTATAAGATATATGTGGTCTGTTATAAATAAATTTAGAGAAAATGATGAAGAATTCAGTAAAGCATTAGACCTTGTTCGTGGTCAAGAAAAAAATTCTGATAAAGTAGTTGATAAAGAGGAAAGAAGTGAAGAGTTAAAGAATGCTTACGCAGTAGTGCAAGACAGAATAACAAAGAATGAAATTCTTTCTAAATATACTAGAACTAAAGAATTTAGACTATTATATAGTAAACGATATAATATCTTTATTCCAGATGATACAAAAGATTATTTATGTGATGACGTTCTTAGTGGGTTTGACGATATGTTCTTTTCAAATGGGAAAGATGTTAAAGAAAAGAAAGCTGGACAAAATACTAAAGCTTTAAGAAGTAAGCCAATGTTCTCAAGAAAAAAAGATGGAACAATTAATACAAAAGGGCAAGGCTCTGCATCAATATATTTCGAAAATGGAAAAGCATATTATAAGGTTTGGGATTTAAGACCAGAAGCATTAAAACATATTTTTGCAGCTTGGGATGAAGAAAAACAAGAATTTAAGACTGCAAGTGGACAATGTCCTAACCATAAAAAAGTTGCATTTGAAATCTATTGTGACGAAACAGACGATTTACAAAAACAATTAATGTCTAACGAATATTTGGGATATAGTAAATTAGTAAAATATTGGAAAAAAGGGAAAAATAGATATAGAGTGCAAATTAATTTTGAGAAAACATCTCCAATTATAAAACAAATTGAAAACAAAAAACATATTGTAGGAGTAGATTGGGGAACAGAAACTGTTGCCATTGTAAGAGATGATGGTAGCCAAGAAATTATAGAATTAACTCCAAATTCTCCAAGAGTAACAGAAAGAATTAAAGAGTTAGATAGATATATGGATAACTCAAGAAGAGTTATGAATCCAGATTTATATAAAGAAGATGGGCAGATAAAATATACTAAACAACAAATGAAAGAACTTGGACTAAAATGGGTAAATTCAAAAAGATATGATAAAGGAAAAAATGAAAGAAAAGAAATATATAGAAAAAATTCAGAACTAAGAAAACTAAACAATTATACGACAGTTAAGCATCAAATTGTAAATTTAGGTGATGAATTCCATACAGAATTTAACGCATTTAAAGCTTGGGGAATGAAAGGTTGCCGTATGGCAGAAAAAACTAAGGAAAAATATTTAACAAATAATAGAAAAGATTATACAAGGCAAATTCACGATAGAGCTCCACGGAATGGCAGATGCCAGACTAAAAGCAATTTGCCAACAAAAGAAACTTTTCTATGGAAGAATAAGTGGATTTTCTTGTACAACATATAATCATTTCAATAAAAAGAATGACTTATTTTTATCTTTAAGGGATAGGCTTGTCGTGTTTGATGCAAGTGATGTTGGAGAAAAGTTTAAAAGTAAAACATCAAACTTCTCAGAAACATTTGATATAGTTAAAGATAATGATGGTAAAGAATACATTTTACAAAGAGACTTATACGCTGCTGCAAAAATGATATATTGTATTCCACATATAGAAAAAAGAGGGAAAAAAGAAGTTACTGTTTGGGAATTCGACCAAGAAGGCTTTGAAAAATTCTTTAGTGAAAAGTTCTATCCAAAACAAGAAAAATATATAAAAGAATTAATTAAACAAAAAAACTTAGGTGTAAAACTAAGTGGAACAATATTAGGAGACTAATATTGAATATACAGGCGATTTTATGGTCTGTGCGCGCAGGCGCGGATATGTAATTTAATATAAAATATGTAATTTGAGGTTTTAATATTATATAGAATTACATAGTATTAAAAGCAGATGTGCGAGGTATAAAAAAGAAAACTTATATAGAATTACATAGTATTAAAAGTTGATGTTCTATGTTGTCTTGCTCCGTTCCGTTTTAATATTATATAGAATTACGTAGTATTAAAAGATGCAACACAAAACTTTTTAACGTATTTGGTTTTAATATTATATAGAATTACATAGTATTAAAAGCAATAATTTTGTTTACTTCTTTATAGAAATGTTTTAATATTATATAGAATAAAAGAACAAACGACTTATATATATACTGCTCATAGTTTTAACATTATATAGAGTTACATAGCATTAAAAGAGAAATAACTGTATAGTATAAAATTTAATATTATATAGAATAAAAAGTATTGACAATTAGTTGTTGATATAATATAATACAAATACAGATTTGTTCAGGTGACGAAGGGATACAAAATATTCCTCTCGCCACATTACCTAAAAAATAAATAATTAAATAAATTATACAGGCGATTTTATGGTCTGTGCGGGAAGCCGCGGATATGTAATTTGAAAATTTAATATTATACTAGTATTAAAAGATGTCAGTTTTAAGGCTTTGTATTTTGAGGTTTTAATACTGTATGAAATTACATAGTATTAAAAGCAAGTATGGTCTATATGCACACTTCCTCTTGTTTTAATACTGTATGAAATTACATAGTATTAAAAGTTTATCTTCTTTGATGGACAATCATTTTCAGTTTGAATACTGTATTAAATTACATAGTATTAAAAGGTATTGTATATTTTTATATTGTTTATAATAGTTTTAATATTATATAATTTATATAATGTTAAAAGGAGTAAATCTAACAACCACGTTCCAATGTGCGAAAGCACTTGATTATATATATTTGAAAAGATAGAGTAAACACCCTATCTTTTTCTTTACTTTACTTCATCTATTTCGTAAGTTTCCACTTAACTTGACAACTAGTTGTCAATGTATTATAATGTATATAGAGGTCATAGACAAATATAATATAATTAAGGGAGATGATTAAATGAAGGATGAAGATATAAATATTATGGATATTGACGTTAATAACTTAAAACAAAAACAATATATATATTTAAAACAACATACTAAAAACATTTTAGAAAATATATTAAAAGATTTAGAAGCAGATGATTTAATTTCTATACAAAATTATTTAGTTTTTAGCCCAGACGGAGATGGCTGGGGAAAAGAAAATTACTTTATAAATTTTTCATATAAAGATAATGAAGAAATGGATTTGCAAGAAATTATTAATAAAATGAAAGAATTAAAAGGAGATAATAATTAGTGATAAAAATTTTGTTTTATTAAATTTTCCTATTTTTTAAGATTTTTTCAAAATTCTCATTTTTTCTCTAAATTTCAACAAAATTAAAATTCAGCGTTCAAAAAGTCAATAATTACAAGCACTTTTTATGGAAATTCCACCTAACTTGACAACTAGTTGTCAATGTGCTATAATATATATAGAAGTTAGGAAATAAAACTTGATTTTTATAGAATTTAAACTCCCAGAAAATCAACGTTTTTGGAAAGTAAATTAATCAAAATTTCCTACCTTCTACAACAAAAAGGAGGATACATAATGTTTAATCCACCTAATTGCAACGGGAATAGTAGTCAATTGATATAACCAACTCGGCTAGAGATAAATTAAGAGATATGTAACACTACTATTCCTGAAATTTTATTTTAGAAAGGTGATGTAGCTAATGTACAATGAAGATTTTGACCACAATTTAGAACCAAGTGTAATTGATTTAGTTTCTCAATTCCATCAACAATTATTAAAGAAGATTGACAATTTAGAAAAAGAAAATGAGCAACTTAAACAATATAAAATAATGGCACCAAAATTCTTTTATGACCCAAATGAAGACTGTTATGCTTTTGTCGACAGACAAACAAATGACACAACAAATATGTCTTTACGCAGAATAGATGAGAATGGGGAAATAACAGGATATGCTAGTGAAGGATATACTGGTTTCCATAGTGCTATTGACGAATATATGATAAATAATGGTTACAATATAAAAGAACTTGAACCATTAAAAGAAATGTCTTTTACAGAATTCTACCATAAATTCTTTAAACCAATACTTAAACAAAATGATGAGTATAATGAAGAAAAAGGAAGATTAGAAGCTAGAATTCGTAAACTTGAAAAGAAATTAGAAGACGATGAGTTGGAGGAATAATATGGTAGCTTTAGGGAGTGAACCTTTTAATAACTCAATAGAAAGAGAAGTTATTATAGAATGTGGTTGTGGAACACACTCAATTAAAATACATTCTTTTGATGATGAATCAATGTTGTATTTAGAAATGTGGACTAGCAACTTCTATTCAAAACAAAAAGCTTCTATATTTAGAAGAATATACGATAGACTTAAAAGAACTTGGCAAACAATAAGAGGTAAAGATTATCTTTTAGAAGATATTGTTATAAATAAAGAAGATTTAGATAAGTTAATTTCGGCTTTACAAGAAATAAGAGACAATAAGCAGGAGGTGAAAAAATAATGGCAATATTTTTAACAGTAATTATTACTATTTTAGTAATCTGCTTATTAGACTACTTTTTCGTAAATGCAGCAGCACCTTATACAAGAAAAGTTATTGATGCTGTAATTGACATAAGTTGTTATGTTAATACATTTCATTACGAAAAAGATGAAGAAGATAGAGTCAAAATTGGTCAAGATAGATTATATAAAGTTTTATTTAAAGATAGAAAAAGTAGCTTTAGAAGAAAAAGAACAGACTTTATTTTCTGGATATTCTATACTAAAATCTTTGATAGCTTATTAAACTGTATCCCAGTTGAAGTTAATATGTGTAATAATAGAACTTTAGCAGAAGGAGAAAGTAGAGGTATTGGAGCTTTTTTAGATAAATACCAAGAAAAAACAGAAGAAAAATTTATTTATTACGCAACAAGTGAGGAAGCAACAAATAGACTAGGCAGATTAAAATGTCAAGAAGAAACAGATAGTGAAAGATAATTTCGGTCTACAATCCTATTAAACGAAATTATTAAATATATACAGCCCTTATTAAAATCACTATAAAAAATGAAGGAGGAAAAATCAAAATGGCTTTAGAAAAACAAATTACTTTTAGAACAAACGTTATAAACCCAATTGATACAGAGGTTGAAAACTTTTTAAGAAGTAACGAAGTAGACCCAGCTGCTATTCAGGTTGCTATTGATAGTGGAAATGGAGTTAAAACTGTAACAGTTACTTATGGAAATAGAGAGGATATTAAAGCAGCTTATGACAAACAAGGTAGAAGTTACTCTGATGCAGATGCAGTAACATATTGCCACGTTAAAGATATAATCTTACCATTTAACAAAGATTTAGATGCAGAAGTTAATGGATTTTTAGCAGATGAAAATATCTCAGCTTTATCAATCTCTCGTTATTTTACATTAGCAAATCAAGGAGCTTTTATTTTCTACATTGATTTAACAGAACAAAAAGAAAAATTAACTGCTAAACAAGAAGAAATAGAAAAAGCTAGAGCAGAACTTGCTGAAAAATTAGCATCATCAGCAGTAAAAGATGCGGACTTAGATACAAATGATACACTTGAAAAATATTCTCAAATGTCAGAACAAATCATTCCAGAAGAAACTACAAGTGAAGAATCTACAAGCGAAGCTACAGAAATAACTACTGAAGTAAGTGGAGAAGTAGAAGGATTAGTTACAGCAGGATTATCTCAAGTAGAAGGTCAAGTTGCAGAAGTTGAAACAACTGTATCAACTACTCAAACAGGAGATGAAACATTATCTATCAGTATGAGTGAACCATCTACAACAGTAACTACAAGTAGTAGAAAAGGATTATTCGGTAAAAAGAATAAATAGGAGGTATTTATGAAATACGTATTTATTGATATGGATGGAGTAATTGCTGAATATGGTTATCCAAGTGGATTGTATGATGGAGAATTCAGAAAAGGAAATTATGTAGGTAAAAAACCAGTAATTTCAGTTATGGATGAAATCATTAAAAAATACAATAATCCAGACTATATTTTGATGATTTGCTCAGCTAGTCCAAATGCTAAAGCAACACTTGAAAAACAAGATTGGTTAAATATGCACTTTAGTCTTCCATACGAAAACAGAATCTTTATTAGCCCAGATGACGATAAAGTTGAAGTTATTAGATATTATATAGAAGATTTAATGCACGGAAATGTTCAAGAACACGCAATTATCATTGACGATAAAGGAAGTATTCTTGCAAAAGCTCATTCTTTAGGCATAGAATGTTATCATCCAACTCAACTTCTTGCTATGAAAAAAGATGAAACTCCTGTTGAGGAAGCTGCTCCTGAAGAGCAACCAGTAGAGCAACCAGTAGAACAAACTGAAGAAGTAGTTGAAACTCCTATTGAAGAAACTCCAGTAGAAGAAGTAGTTGAAAAAGAACCAGAAATTATTTCAAACCCAAATATTGAAGTAATTGAAGAAACAGAAGAAGTAAATCCTGATGAGGAAGTTGATATAGAAGTTAGCGAACAAATGACTATTGAAGACCTACAAGAGATGCTTAGAGCACAAGGCGGAATAATATAATAAAGGTGAAGAACAATGTTATATATAGTGTCAGATACTCATTTCTCACACGCAAACATAATAAAATATTGCAATAGACCTTATGAAGACACCTCTACAATGAATAAAGATATTGTTGAAAAATGGAACTCTGTTGTAGAACCAGATGATATAGTATTTCATTTAGGGGATGTCGGATTTGGTTTAGTTGAACAATTAAAGCCTCTTGTTGAAAGTTTAAACGGACATAAAATACTAATAAGAGGAAACCACGATATGAAACGTGGAGTTAACTCTTGGTCAAACATTGGATTTGAAAGAGTTTACAAGAAAGGTAAAGTTACTTTAAATCAATTAAGTGTAGATTTAATAGAAAATAACCTTTCTATATCTGGTTTAACGGAATATGATTGGGATAAGATTATATTCTCTCATAATCCAGTTCAATGTAATGATGACGAAATTAATGTCCACGGTCATATTCATAATGTACCATTAGATACTACTTTATACAATCCAAATAACCATATTTGCGCTAGTGTAGAAATGATAGATTATAAACCAATAAGGCTTGAAAGCCTATTAGAAATAAAGAAGAATTAAAATCTTCTTTATTTTTTTCCACCTAACTTGACAACTAGTTGTCGATGTGCTATAATGAGAACATAAAAATATACAAAGGAGGGGTATTTTAATGGAACATAGTACAATAAGCAACTATGATTATATGGAAGGATTTTTCCGTGATAAACTTCAAGCTGACAAAATAATCAACAATAGATATTGCATTGCTTCTACTGAAGGAAAAAGAAGAGAAAGAATGAAAATATGGGTAGAAAGAGATTTCGTTGAGAACTTTGAAAAACAAATTCCTATAATAGTAAATAGGGGAGTAAAAGCACTAACTCTTTTAGCAATAAGAGGTAGCTATAATGGATACAATTTATCAAATCAAACTGTTAATGAAGAGCTATTTGATTTATGGGAAAATGTTCCAAAAGAATCAAATGGACTTTTCAAATCAAACAATGATTTAAAAGATAGTGTTATAAATTTTGTTCAATTAATGAATGATGCAAAAGAAATATATAATGCAACAGGATATGACGTTAGTTTTGGTTTTAGTGGAACTGAAACCTATTGTTATACATATATTCTTCGAGCATTAATAAGCGAAGGAAAAGAAAAAATGAAGTTTATTGAAGGTGCTCCGAAGAAACAGAAACAAAAATATAGAAGAAGAAAAGCTCAGAATAAAAATACAGAAATTGCCCCATTAAACACAAAAGAAACTTTAATAGAAGCTTCTATTACTGAAATTGGGGAACAATTAGAAATAGCTGGTACTGAATCAATTATTCCAGAAAAGGAACAGACTAAACAAGTTAGAAGAAGAAAGAAAAAATCTAATTCTAAATGGACTGAAGAAATGGAAAAAGCTTATAATAGTTATATGGCTGGTGATATCGTTGCATCTACTGCTGCAAAAAAATGTGAATGCAAAAATGTACAAGAATTTAAAGATTTGTTAAAGAAATTTGGTCTTTCTGAAAACGAAAGTGAAGAATTTCTTCAGTATAAAAAACAGCAAAGACTTGAAAAAGATGGAACTATATATTATTCACATTCTTATATGTTTCTCTCTTTTGATTATGAAAGACTTAGTTCACTTTCAACCAAGGAAAAAAATAAATTTTCAATAATGGAAAATTATGCGAATGAAATACTTATTTCAAAACTTCCAAAAGAAATTCAAACAAAAATTATCTTAGATGAAAAAGGTTCTAAATCTAAGAAAAATTCTAATGGAGATAAAAATTTAAGATATTTTTACCCTGAAGATGTAATCAAATATCTTGGAGACAACTATGATATGACTAAAATTATAAATAGTATTTATGATGAAAGTAATAAAGGGTTAAGGCAAGAAGAAAAGGATGCTGTTTCAAAAGTTATTACAGAAGTATTAAAGAATAAAAAACAAGTTAATGTTCAAGAAACTGTAAAAGAAGTTGTAAATACAGAAGTAAAAGAAAGTAATAGGACATTTGAAGAAATAATAGAACAAATAAAGAAAGAAGCGATAGAACAAGCAAGAAAAGAAATGAGAGAGGAATTTGAGTCTCATAAAAAAGAAAAAACAGCTTTAGTTGTTATTAGAAAATTTGCTGAGCAACAAATACAAGAAGTTAAAAAATTTCTATTTTCTAAAAAGACAGTTGTTACTTCATATAAAGTACTTTTAAACAATGGAATAATCTTAACTGTCGATGAAGATGAATATAATAAAATAGAAATAGGAGAAACTTATTGCAATTAACCTTAAAAAACAATAAGGAGGAAATATGAACAAAATTATTTTAGACTTCACAGATATAGGAGCTGGATGGATGTATATGCATATCTACGATTATATAAATGAAGAAATTAGAAAAATGCGAATTAGCTACGTTCAACCATTCTTTGATGATTTATTAATGGCTTGTAAATTCTTACTAAGTGATATTACAGGAATTTATGAAGTTTATATAGACCAAGAAGGATTTGAAGCGAACATTAGACTATATAAATATCAAGATGAAACTATTTGTGTAGAAATTAATGAAGATGCTTTTGAAGACGAAGTCCCATATGATGGCAGAGATTTTAAACCAGAATATAGTCCAACACTTCTAACTTATTTCAATGTAGATGTAAGAGAATTTGTAGAGAATTTAGTATTACTAATCGACAGAAAAAAAGAAGAATATAATGAAGGTTTTGTATTTACTCCATCAGAACAACTTAATAAAGAATTATTAAGTCAAGTTAAACAAATGTATTATAAAAAATATATGTCAGGAGGGGATAATAATGAGGAAATTAGTAATCCTTAGAGGCTCAATGGGAGCTGGAAAATCTACTTGGCTAAAGGAACACGATTTAGAAAAATATACCCTTTGTGCTGATACAATGAGATTACACCTTACTGCTCCAAGAATTGGGATACAAGGTAAAGATTGTATTGACCAAACAAACAATAGGCAAGCTTGGGATATGTTGTTTTACTTCTTAGAAGAACGTATGAAAAATGGAGAGTTTACTATTATTGATGCAGTACATAGCAAGAGTTCTGAATTTTCAAGATATAAAAGCTTGGCAGAACAATATAGATATAGACTATATTGTGTAGATTTTACAGATGTACCTATTGAGGTAGCAAAAGAAAGAAATGCACAAAGACCAGAGTACAAACAGGTTCCAGAAGGAGAAATAGATAAAGTTTATTCAAGATTTGCAACTCAAGGTAAAACATCAGGATTTACTGTAGTTAAACCAGAAGATTTTGAGTCAATACTAACTATTGAACCTTATGACTGGAATAACTATAAGAATATACATATATTCGGAGACATTCACGGCTGTTATACTGCTTTATGCACTTACTTTAAAGAAAATCCTTTTAGTGAAGAAGATGGATATATCTTTGTAGGAGATTATTTTGATAGAGGTATTGAAAATGTAGAAACTTTTAATTTAGTAACTGAATTAATGGCAAAACAAAATACTTTGTTTTTAACAGGAAATCACGAATTAAGCCTACGAGATTATGCTTTTGGTTTCCCAGTCAAAAGTAAAGACTTTGTTAATCATACAGCAGTTCAATTTGCAGAAGCTGGAATTGAAAATACAGACCTTAGACAACTTTATAGAAGATTAGGAGTTGCAGCATATATAACATTTAGAGGAAATGACTTTATTATTTCTCACGGTGGTATTCCATATATGCCAAAACAATCTATTGATTATTATGCAGCAATTAGTTTTATTAAAGGAGTAGGAACTTATGATGATGATATAGATGAAATATTTGATACTTGGGCTCAAAAAGAAAACGAAATCAGAGAACATCCAATTTATCAAATACACGGACATAGAAATATATTTAATCATCCTTTAGTTCATAAAGAATACTCTTATAATCTTGAAGGAAAAATTGAATTTGGTGGGGAATTAAGAGTTTTAACAATTAAAGATGATGGAAGTTTTAATCCTCAAACAATTCAAAATACAGTATTTGATGAGCAATTATTGGCTAAAAAACAATCTTCTCCAGATGGAATAGTTCATACAAGCTTTAGTAATATGGGAATGTTTATTCAAGAGTTAAGACGTAATAAATTTATTCAAGAAAAAATGTTAGGTGACGGTGTTTCTGCATTTAACTTTACAAGGAATGCTTTTGAAAAGGGCATTTGGAATAACATTACAACTCAAGCTAGAGGATTATTTATAGACATAGAAAACGAAAAAATACAAGCAAGAAGTTATAATAAATTCTTTAATAAGAATGAAAGAGAAGAAACTAGATTTGGAAGTCTAGTTCAAAATCTGAAATTCCCAGTTAAATTTTACAAAAAATATAATGGTTTCTTAGGAATATTATCAATGCGTAATGGAGAGTTATACTTCTGTTCTAAATCTTCAAATAGCGGAATTCATACAGAATACTTCAAAAATATATTCTATAGAATATATAATGAAGAACAAATCAATGCAATTAAAGAAAGATTCACTAAAGAAGATATTACGATGGTATTTGAAGTTATAGACCCAGTAAATGACCCACACATTATAAAGTATAATAAACAAGACCTAGTTTTACTAGAAATGATTTATAATACAGTAGAATTTAAGAAAGTAAAATATGAACATCTAAAAGCCTTTGGAGTAAGAAATAATATAAATGTTAAAGAATTATGTTACGAAATAAATAACATTCAAGAATTTTTATCTCTAAATGGAGAGGTAGAAGCTACAGATTATAAATATAATGGGGAATTTATCGAAGGATTTGTTGTAGAAGATGCCGAAGGATTTATGTTTAAGTACAAACTTTATTATTATAATACTTGGAAATCTTTGAGATGGGTGCTAGATAGATATATGAAAAATCCAACAGGAGTTAATAAATTTACTAATAGCTTAACTACTCCAGTTGAAAATTACTTCTTAGGATTTTTAAAAGAAAAGTATCCAAATGGAGAAAAAATTGGAGATGAAGAAACTGTTGTAACAGACATAATTTCAGAAAGAGATGACTTTATAAGGAATGGAGGCGTAGAAATTTAATGGAAAGATTAATTGTAGATATTAATAGAATTACTGTTCCGAAATCAATGAAATCTGCAAAACCTAAATTGTATAAGTTAATGGGAATGGAAGCATATTACAAAAAATATAATCACTACTACGGAGAAATAATTGTAAATGAAGACTTGAAAATCTTAGATGGATATGTTATATATTATACTGCAAAGAACATATTTAAACAAAATACTGTTCCAGTAAAAGTTGTAACAAAGAAAGAAAGATTTGTTCATTTTATAAGAAGAATTTTGAGAAAGGTAGGTAAATAATATGGCAAAATTCCCACCAAATAAATATCAAGTAGATATTATTGATTGGGTTCAAAATGGTACGGGTAATGCTATAGTTGACGCTAAAGCTGGAAGTGGAAAGACTTCCACTTTGGAGTTAATAGCCCAAAATTATCCAAGAAAAATGTTGTTTATTGCTTTTAATAAACATATAGCAGACGAAATAAATAATCGTTCAGAACTTCAAAAGTATTTAACAAAGAAGAATGAAGGTGGACTTGGAACTTTAAAAGTTTATACAGTAAACTCTATTGGAGATATGACAATTAGAAACGATTTACAAGCAAGAGGACTTTATAAAGGTGGAGACAATAAGTTTCTTAAAGAAAATAAATTGTTCTCAATTTTAGAAAGAGAAATTCGTTCTATGTGTCAAACCAGACACGAAAGGGTAACAGATGATATGGTTTGGGATATGATGAAGGATTTAAAAAGAGCTTGCGATAAAGTAAGAAGTAAATATGTTACACACGATAGAGATTATGCAGAAAAGATAATTGAAGAAGATAACTTATGTAGATTCTACGATATAGAAAGAGATGATGGGCTATCTTATCCAATATTACCTTGGGGACAAATTGTAGAAGATGCAGTTGAAGAAGGTATGCAATTATATGAAGAAAAAGGAATTTATGACTTTATAGACCAGTTATACATACCAGTTATAAATAAATTACTACTACCATCTTGGATGGCTTATTATAGTGAGTTTATAGGCTGTGACGAATCACAAGATTTGTCAGCATTACAACTACGTTTCCTTAAAAAACTTATAAAGATGGAACCTCAATATGGTAAGAAATTACCTACAAGATTCTTATTCGTTTCAGACGCTTTTCAGGCAATTTATGGATTCGCAGGTGCTGATTGTCATTCAGTAGAAAATATTCGTAGACAATTTAGTACAATAGACCTTCCACTTAACATTTGCTACCGTTGTGCTAGAAAAATAGTTGAGGTTGCTCAACAATGGGTTCCAACTATTGAAGCAGCTCCAAATGCAAAAGAAGGAGAAGTTCACGTTATAAATAATTCAGAAATTGCAGATTATGCTCAACCTCAAGATATGGTAATTGCTAGAAAGAATAAAGACCTTGCTGAAGTTTTCTTATCTTTAGTATTAAAAGGGAAGCCTGTTTATATAAAAGATAAAGAAATGATTGATGGAGCAATTAAGTCAATTAGAAGCTTAGGTTGTACTACTGTTGCAGGATTACAAAACAAGATAGATGAGTTACACGAAGAATATAAAAAGACAATGAAAAATCCAGAAAATCAAAGACAATGTAGTGCAATAAATAATGGAACAATGGATGTCTATGATATGATTAAAGCGATACTAAATTTCTATATAAACGAAAAGAAATATCCAACAACTACTGTAGTTGAAAAATTCATAGAGTTTATAGAAGAATTATTTGTTACAGAACCAAGTGATAACGCAGTAATCGTAAGCTCAATCCATCAAGTAAAAGGATTAGAAGCAAATAGAGTATTCATTATAAATTATAATTTAATGCCCTATACTTCAAAAAATAAAACAGCAGATGACAATCAACAGGAAAGAAATTTAATTTACATTGCAATAACTAGAGCAAAAGAAGTTTTATATTGTTGTATGGGAGAAATGGATGATGACGAAAAGAGTTATTATACAAAGATGACTTCTGAAGAAGTTGACAATGCAACATCTACTTATGATAGTGAATACTATGATGAAATATTTGAGGATGACGAATAGCTAGAAATTACTAGCTATTCCACCTAACTTGACAACTAGTTGTCAGTATGTTATAATATATATAGACTTAAGAAAAACATATAAGTCTTTTTTAAACAAAGAAATGACAAATAGTTGTCAAATTATGTAAACTTATAGAAAAGGAGGTGCAGGAATAATGAGCGATTTTACTTTATATAAAGTTTCTCAAGATTTCGAAAACCTTGTTGATTTAATGGACAGAGATGTTTTAGAAGAATGGGAAGTGAAAGAGCTAGAACAAAAATTGTCAACAGCCATTGCAAGTCAAAGTAAAGACATCGTAAAGTATTATATAAACGAAATGGCAGACATTGAATCACTAAAAAACGAAATAAAAAGATTACAAACGATTAAATCTTCTAAAGAAGCAGGAATTGAAAGACTAAAAGATAGGTTGTCAGAAAATATGAGAACTTTGAAGTGTCCAAAAATTGCAACACCATTGGGAAACATAACACTAGCTTTAGATAGTACAACAGAAAAAGTAGAAGTTGATGAGAATGTAGATTACGATAAGATTCCAGAACAATACTTAAAAGTATCTAAAGAAGTTAAAAAGAGTGATATTAAAAAGGCTATACAATCAGGCGAAACATTTGAAGGCGTTAATATTGTATCAAGCCCAGCTAGAGTTGCTTTTAGACTAGGTCAAGAAAGCAAAGATTATATTGCAGAAGCAGGTGAATAATATGCAAGAAGAAAGTATGCAATATGATAAGTTAATTTGGTCAGTAGTCCATAAACTCTTGTCTAAAATAAATGATAAATATTACTACAATGGTTTAGAAGAGGATTTATTCCAAGAAGGATACATTGGTTTACTAGAAGCTAAGTTGAAATATAACCCAAGCAGTCAATCAACTGATGTAAAATTTACAACATTCGCTTATAAATATATCTGTGGCTATTGTTTAAACTACCTTAAAAAAGAATTTGTTTCATTAAGATGCGAAGATATAGATAGCAGCCCTGCTTTATCTGAAGAATCTTATGATTTAGATGAATGTTTCCGAATAAACATTATCGAGGAATTAAACGATAGGCTAAGGATAACAAATAAGAAAGTTTCACAAACAGAAGAAAAAATTTTAAATGACAGACTTTGTAAAGAATATTCTTTACAAAAGTGTGCAGAATTAAATAACTGCTCAACTAAAAAAGTTTTAAATACAATCAATAAATATAAAGACATAATGACAGATATTTTAAAAAAATAAGGAGGAATTTTAAATGGCAGACGAAGTTGCAAAACAAGAAATTAATGCTACAAGAGGTACTTTTGAATTTGTAGGAATTATTTCAAATTTCGACAAAAACCAAGAATACGAAGCACAAACATCTAAAGGTAATTCAATGAGAACATTAGTATTCAACTTAGATACAGCAGAAGGACATTCTCACAGATTACAATTAAGAGCTTATCAAGCTGAGAAGGTTTACTTCAGCAAAACAGAAGTTGATAAAGACGGAAATAGAAAAAATGACATTAAAGAAGTTAAATGGAATGATAGATTAAAATTTAATATGGAAGGATATCAACCAATAGATAGAGTTTCTTTCCATAAAGGAATGACAAAAGATGATAAAGGAAACGAAAAAAGAGCAACAGTTCATAAATTAACTTATGATGCAATCCCAGAAGTTCTTGAAGAATTCAAAGTTGGAGATTCAGTTCACGTTCGTGGAAATATCCAAATTGAAGACTACACAACAAGAAATGGAAATACTGGAACAGCTGTAAGATTAGTTCCTACAAGTATTTTCCACACAGGAGAAGAAGTTGATTTTACAAGTGAAAAATTTGCAGAAAAAGCAAACTTTACACAAAAAATAATCATTGATGAAGTAGAAAAATCAGGAACAAATGAAGCAACAATCACAGCTATCATTATTGGTAACCAAAGAATGGGAAGACAAGACTTTATAATGAGAGATGATGTATATACTCAATATGCAAGTCTATTACAAGTTATAAAGAGTGCTAAAAAATATGTTTCAATGACAGTTTTCGGTTCATTAGTAAATGGAGCCGTTAAAGAACAAGAGGCATCTGAAGAATTTGTTGAAGTAATGGGAGTAAAAGTTCCTGTTAAATCAAACCCAATGCAAAGACAAACAGGTGGAAATTTCGTAAGAGAGTTTGTAATTAATGGTATTGAAACAAAAGAAGGAATTCCACAAGTTGATAATGGAACTGAATATACTGAAGAAAATGTTCAACAATTCATCGACCAATTCATTAGACCAAGACAAGAATTCGGAGAAAGCACAAATACTGTTGAAAAAGCAGACGCTGAAGATTTTGTATTTTAGTCAAAAATACTTATGGGGCAGAAATGCCCTGTAAGTAAAATAAATTTTAGAAAAAACTGAAAAGGAAGGTAGATAAAATGGCTCAAGCAAGACGTGGAGGTCAAATCCAATCAAAATTAGGTTTCTTAATTTATGGAGATAAAGGAACTTGGAAATCAAGTTTAGCTGCTCAACTTGGAGATATGAAGAATGAAGCAGGAGAACCAATGAGAGTATTATATATTGATACAGAAAATGGTTCAATAGACGATTTATTAAACTATAAAGCTTCTGAAGGAGTTGATGTAAGCAATATATATGTTGTTTACTCTACATCACTAGAAGAAGTTAAAGAAATAATTAAACAAGCAAAAGATTGCAACCCAAATAAACCAATTATGTTATTTGATTCTCAAACAAATACAAACTTTAGCCTAGACAACGAAGATGGTACAACATTCGTCCCAGATGCAATAGTAGTTGACTCATTAACAGTATTATATGATTCTTGCATAGACGCTTTAAATCAATTCTCTAAGAAAAGAGCTGCTGTTAGAGCACAAAAGAAACAAATGTCAGGTGCTGAAAAAGTAGTTGCTATTGAAGGTGCAGGAATGGAAATTAAGGATTACCAATCTTTAGCATTAAGAGGAAAAGAATTAATACTTGACTTAATGGCTTCTGGAAAACACTTTGTAGTAACAACAAGAGAAGCAGAAGAAACAAGAAGTGAAAAGAATGATGACGGACAATTCGTAAGTGTTAAAACAGGTAAAGTTCTTCCACAAGGATTTAAACAAGTTGATTATAACGTAAAGACTGTTTTACATACATTCTTAAATGAAGATGGAGAAATCTGTGCACAAGTTGAGAACAAAGACAGAACAAGAGTTAAAGAGCAAAATGAAATAATTAAGAATCCTTCTTTAATAGACTGGCAAGTAATTATCTCTGGAAATAAAGATAAACAAGAATTCTTAGTTAAAAATTCTATAGCAGAAAGTGTTGCTCAAGAAATTCAATATCAAGAAAAGAAAACAGTTGCAACAGTTGGAGAATCTGTACTTGATGTAAGTGATTATGACACAGACTTAGACGCTTTAAAAACAGAAGTTGCAAATTATATTAAAAGTATAAAAGCAAATTCAGACAAAACACTTCAAACAAAATTAGGTGCATTATATGCAGAAAAAGGATTTAAAGAGAAAAATCCTTTAAAATACACAGACAAAGAAGCCTTAAAAGAAGTTAGAGATGCAATCGTTGCTTGGGCAGAAGACCTAGGAATAACATTATAATCTTTTAGAGTAAGGCATACATTACTTATTGTATGCCTTATTTTTAAAGAGAAGGAGGAGAATATGCACGTAGAATATTGGATTTGTGATGGTTGTAATAAAGAAATAGACCATAATGAAAAGACAAAATATACTACTACCGAAATGGGTTATCCTTTTATTCCTAAAAGTGGCGGAGGAAAACACTTTCATTACTTATGTTTAATCGAGTACTATAAAAAGAAAAAACTCCCTCCTAAAGAAATTGCAGAATTAGTTGAAGATGCTGAAAGAAGACACGAAGCTCATATATCTAAAAAGTTGAAAAAAGGCGGTCTAACAAAGAACAAACTAACTACAAGAAAAGCAACAAAGAAAGATAGAGATGAACTATTTAATTATTTCTATGGATATTATGGATTAAAAGCAGCAACAAAGAAATTAAATTCTTTTGTAGATAGCCTAAATAGTGGAGAAGAATATGGAGAAATTCGAGATATCCAAATTCCATATTTTCAATTAAAAGATATGCTTGTATATTACAGAAAAGATTTAGATAAAGCATATTCTAACAAAAATAAAAAAGATGGATATATAAATGCTTTGTCAAGAATCTTCTATGATATAGCAATAGTTATAAACAACTTAGATGATTATTGTAATAGAAGAGAAGTTAAGTATAATCAAATAAACAACAATAAAATAGACGGTGGAGAAGAGTTAAGAGATTTCTCTCAAGCTCTTCAAGGTTTTGACAAAAAACGTCAAAAAGAGAGTAAAGAAAAATTTAAGAAATTAGAGTCAATGGAGAAGTTTATAGAAGAAGAACTTTTAAGTGACTTAGAGTAGAAGGAGGGAATCTATCTTGGAATTTGACAACATTGAAGATATAGAAATAGTTGGATATAATAAAGAAACTGTTGACCAATTTATCTCTATGAACGAAATAGACGTAGATAAATCGCTAGTTGGTATGCCAGAAACCTTAAGGTCTATGTTTACCGAACTAACCTTTATAGGTTCTTCTTATCTTAATCCTAAAGTTATAAAAAGATTTGAAGAATCAATGAGACCAAAATGGGATTTCACAACAGACGCAAATAGATTCTTTTATGAAACTCTTGTAGAAATGGGAAAGATAAATAATTGGAAAATATCTGAATATACCGTTAATGCGTATATGGCAGATAATATAGATAGAATGAAAAAATATCAAACTTACGGCGGATATAGTTGGGTTAAGTTTGTTATAAAAATGGCAGAAGAAAGTGATTCAGTTAAGAATATAGAGAATTATTACAACCTAGTAAAAAATTATTCTTTAGTTAGACAATACTGGAGAATGGGATTAAAATCTCAAGCTGAAAGAGTTGTTCAATGGAAAACATTTAATACAATGAAACCAAGAGATATTTTACAACTTATGTCTAAAACAGTAAATAAGGTATATATTGACGTTGCAAATACAGAAGAAATGAAAGATTTAACAAGTTGTTGTGATGACTTTGTAATTGATAAATTGCAGTTCCCAGAACAAGGTTTAGCTTTTGCATTTCCTTTAATGACACAAGTCTTTCAAGGTATTCGTAAAGGTCAATTTATGGCTTGGGGTATGTTATCAAATGCAGGAAAAAGTAGATTCTTAATGAGGCTTATTAGTAACTTAGCATTTGTTCAAGATGAAAATGTTTTAATTATATCAAATGAGATGACAGAAGAAGAAATGAGAGCTTGTTTGATTACTACAGCAATAAACAACCCAGACATACAAAAACTTCACGGAATAGAAATGGAATTAAAACAAAATTCTTTACAGAATGGAGTTTATAAAGCAGACCCAGAATTTAGAGGAGATGATGGAGTTGTTAATGGCGAAGTAGTTCACATTATAGACCCCGAAAGTGGAGAACACGCTGAAACACCTCAAGAATACGAAAAAAGAGTAGAAAAAATGTCTTCTCAATTTAACAACGTTAGAAAAGTTGCTCAATGGATAGATAAAAAGATGTCAAAACATATACTAATTGTTGAAACAGGAAGCGAATATTCAGATAGCGATTTAAAACAAATTATAGAGAATACTTGCTTAACTGAAGAAATCAATTATGTTTTTTATGACACATTTAAAAGCGACAAAGATGCAATGGGAGATTGGGCAGCTATGAAAAAGACAGCTACAATATTATCTGAAATCGCAAAGAAAAAGAACATATTTATTGGAGCAAACATTCAGTTGACAGATGATGCAGCTCTATGTCAACCATTAGAACTTACTTCAAATAATATAGCAAACTCTAAACAAATCAAGCACGTTTTAGACGCATTATGTTTATTCAGAGAGATTCCAATTTCTGATTATAAACAATATAGATATTGGACGTCAATTAATGATAACCCAGCAGAAATGGAACTACAGACATTAGATAATAACAAAAGATATTATGTATGTAAGATAGATAAGAACAGAGCAGGAAGTAAACCAGATTTGTTATTCTCATTAAATCTTGATACTAATGTCTGGACTGAAGAAGGTAGAGTTAGTCTAGCAAGAAATGTCAATGGTTCAAAAAAGAAACAAGAAGTAAAACAAAATCCTGATGGAACTCAAACACAAACTACCGTTTCTCAATGGGACGCAGATATAGACGGATAATGTCTTAGAAAGGAGAAGTTATGGAAGCAAAATCAATTAAAGAATATATCTTTAATAATAATCAAGTTGAATATGTTTTAGAACAACTTGGGATGCATCATATCAAATGGCATAGTGGCAACGAATATGTAACTTGCGGAATGCCAGATGGTGACAATCCTAATTCAACTACAGTCTATAACGATTCTTTTCTAGGTGTTATTGCCTACACAAGAGACATTAAAGACGCTTACGGAATTTCTGATATTATTTCATTGGTAACTTTTATAAGACAATGTTTCTTTACAGAATCTATTAATTGGCTTTGTGATTTATTAGGTTTAGATTATTATAGTGAAGAACAAATTATTGATACATCTATTAGTTATAAAAATAATGTTCTAGCTTTAATGAATGAAAAGAGAGAAGCATTAGAAATTCCTTTGAAACCAATAGATGAAGGAATATTAAAATCATATCTTGATTGGAATAATACAGAGTTCTTAAAAGATAATATTTCACGTGGAACACAAACAGAATTTCGGATTAGGGATAGACATTCATTCACATAGAATAACAATTCCTATAAGAGATGAATTAGGAAGATTAGTAGGAGTTAAAGGTCGTAGAGTTTGGGATGTAGTTGATGAATATAATCCTAAATATATATATTTACATCAATGCGCTAAAAGTAAAATCTTATTTGGTCTTTATAAAACATTACCTTATATTAGAGAACAAAATGAGATAATCATTTGCGAAAGTGAAAAAGGAGTAATGCAATTATGGGATTATGGGTTCAAAAATGCAGTAGGAATTGGAGGACACGCATTAAGTGACTGGCAATTAACACTTATTATGCAAACGGGTGCAAATAAGGTGATTATTGCATTCGATAAAGATGTATCCGAAAATGACGTAAAGCTTACAGCCGCAAGGGTTTCAGCGTTTCGACAAGTTGAGTATATCATTGATAAAATTGGAGTTTTAAACGAAAAAGAAAGTCCTATGGATAACCCTGACAAATGGAAAGTGTTATACGAAGGCAGAAAAATTTTTATGTAAGGAGTACGAAATAAATGAAATATAAGCTAATTGAAAATAGTGCAAATGATATTAATCATTTAATTAAGACAGTTCTTACAAATAGAGGAATAATAAATATTGAAGAGTTTATGAATAGTAACAAAGAAGATTTAGAACAAAATTCATACTCTAATCTAAATAATATACATAAAGGAGTTGAAGTCTTACTTAAACATATTAAAAATGAAGATATGATTTCATTAGTCGTTGACCCTGATGTTGACGGTATATGTTCATCAGCTGCTTTATATAATTATTTAGAAACACTTACAAAAGAAGAAGACTTACCAAAGATAAATTGGGATATAGTAACACATAGTGGAAAAGGACACGGTTTTTCTAAAGATATAGTAATAAATTCAGAAACGAAATTAATTATTACTCCAGATGGTGGTAGTAATGATTTAGAAGAACACAAAAGATTACACAATGAAGATATTGATATTTTAGTTATAGACCACCACGTTGTAGATAAAGAAAGTGAAGATGCAATAATAATAAATAATCAAATATCTAATGATTATAAAAATAAATCATTTTCTGGAGTTGGAATTGTATATAGATTTTTACAAGCTTTAGATGACGAATTTTTTATTAGCCACGCAGACGATTATTTAGATTTAGTTGCACTAGGAAACATAGCAGATGTTATGAATACTAGCGACTATGAAACAAGATATTATATTCAACAAGGAATTTTACAAGAGCACTTAGTAAACCCTTTTTTAAAGATATTAATAAAGAAAACTGGTGTTGATGTAGGAAACGATTTAGAAAGATATATTTATCCAATAGATGTATCATTTAAGATTGCTCCATTAGTTAATGCCCTATTGAGATTAGGAACAGTTGAAGAAAAAGAAAAATTGTTTACTTGCTTTATATCTCCAGAAGAAGATTTATCAACTAGAAAAGGTATTTGCAAAGAAGTAATTAATGCAATGCAAAATTATAAAGAGGCTCAAGATGAAGAAAAACAAAAACTATTAGAAGACATTTCTAAAGAAATCAAACCAGAAGATTTAGTTTAGTTGATAATAACGAAATAATAGGTTTAACTGCTATGAATTTAGCATCAAAATATAAAAGACCTGTTGTTTTAGGTAATGAAAAATTTAAAGGTTCTATATCAGGCTCTTTAAGAGTAAACAATGGATTTCCTGATATAAATTTCAAAGACACTTGCGAAAATAGTAACTTATTTACTTTTGTTCAAGGGCATCAACAAGCAGCTGGTTTCGCTTACAAAACAGATGATAAAGAAGCAATACAAGATTATTTTAGAAATAGGTATGGAAATGAAGTATTGCAAAATGAACACATTGTTGACTTTATTATTTCAGACATATCTGAAATCTCTCCTTCTGATTTCTTCTTAATTCAAACATATAAGAATTTATGGGGAAAAGGAGTAGAAGAACCAACTTTTGTTATAGAGAACATCCCTCTTTATCCAATGAGCTTAGGAACATTAGGAAAAAAAGAAGATACTGTTAAATATATCCATTCAAAAATTGAATTTATGTTCTTTAAATGTCAAGATGATGACCTTATCCTAAGAATGGCAAAAGGTTTAGATTATGACCCAGCAAAACAATATGCAATCAATGTTGTTGGAAAGCTTGGGATAAGCAGTTTTGCAGGAAGAACAAAAAATCAAATGATAGTAGATGATTACGAAATAGTTGAAGTAGAAAACAATATAAATGATTTCACTTTTTAGTAAAAATTACTTGACAAATCTTTCAGCTTATGATATACTTTCATCATAAAAGTTGAAAGATTTTTTAATAATTAAGAAGGGAGGAAAGTATGGAAAATAATTTTGTAAATTTACACGTTCATACAGCCGTTGGTTCACTTCTTGATAGTATTGTAAAAATACCAGATATGGTAAAATTTGCAGTAGATAACAATCAACCAGCAATAGCAATTACAGACCACGGATATATGTCTGGTTTTGTAGATTTTGTTAAAGAATGTAAAGCTTATGGTATTAAACCAATCATTGGAGAAGAAGCTTATGAAGTGGACAATGCTTTAGAAAAAGCTGATTCAAAAGATTATAAACAACCAAGATACCATTTAATACTTCTTGCTAGGAATAAAGAAGGATTGCAAAACCTTTTTAAAATATCTAGTTGGGCAGCTACTGATGGATTCTATAAGAAACCGTTAATAGAACTACAAAGGATAAAAGAAAATGGTTGGGGAAAAGGTATTATTGCTTGCTCTGCTTGTATGATTGGTCGTATCAGTAGATACTTAGAATTAGGCAAAAAAGACGAAGCAAAAACTTTTTATAACTTAGCAACAGAAACTTTTGATAAATTCTATTTAGAGATTCAATCTCACCCAAATGAATATCAAATGCAATTAAATAATAACATCTTAAAATTTGCTGAAGAAATGGGGACTGACGATATAATTATCACAACAGATGCTCATATGGTTTCAAAAGACCAACAAGATGTTCATAGCATATTTGTTAAAATTGGTACTGAACGTGAAGTTGGAGAAAATTATGATGGTTGTTATTTACAAACATATCAAGATGTAATAGATAACTGCTCTCAATTTGATATAGATATGAAGCTAATTCAAAAAGCTATTGATAATACTTTACAAATTGCTGATATGGTTGAAAATATAGATATTGGACTAGGTCAAGATAATCAAATGCCTATTGTTGATATTCCTAAAGAATTTGCAAATGGTGATGATTATGTAGAACATTTAATATGGCTTGGTTTTAACAAAAGATTTAAAAATATGACTAATGAACAAAAAGAAAAACGTAGACAAAGAATTAACGAAGAATTACCAGTTATTAAAGCATTACATTATAGCGAATATTTTATAATGTTACAAATGCTAACCAATGCAGCAAAAGCAAAAGGAATCCCACTAGGATATTCAAGAGGTTCAGGAGGAAATTGTTTATGTTTATATTGTTTAGGGGTAACTCAAATCGACAGCGTACGATGGAAATTGGATTTTTCTAGGTTCGCCAATCTTGGAAGAAGGTCTATGGCAGACTACGATATGGATATTTCTAAAGAGCGAAGAAGAGAAATCGTTACAATATCTGAAGAGCTATTTGGAAAAGAAAATGTAGCACCAATTTGCACTTATAACACACTTTCAACAAAAGTAGCCATTCGTGATATAGGAAAAGTATTAGATGAAGACCCAGAAAGTCCTTACTATAAACAAATACCTTATAATATTAGAGATGAAGTTGCAAAAATGATACCAACAGTAAAAACATTAGATGACTTAGGAGAAGAGGTTGAAAAAGAGGAAACTCTACAAAACGTACTTTCTGTAAATCCTAAAATGACAGCTATATATCAAAAATTCCCTAAATGGTTTTTTTATGTATTACAGCTGGAGCGGGTTACCAAAGAGCAGGCGGAAGACACGCAGCAGGAACAATTATTGCACCAAGACCAGTAACAGATTACTCTCCTCTTTGTCAAGATAAAGATGGAAATAAAATGCTTCAACTCGAAATGCACGCAGCTATGGATGATTTATCTCTTATAAAAATGGATTTCTTAGGATTAAAAACACTAGATATTGTTGATGATGCACTAAAAATTGCAGGGCTTACTTGGGACGATGTAGATATAAATCACTTAAATCTTGATGACGACAGTGTGTATAATGATATATATAAATCAGGTAATACCGTTGGAGTTTTCCAAATGGAATCTTTGGAAGCAAGGAAAATGTGTATCCAAGCGCAAGCAGATAACATTGAAGATATCGTGCGGAATCAATGCAGCTAATAGACCTCGGAACAAAAGATAGCTTCCCAGAGTATTGTGAAAACAAATTACATCCAGAGAATGCAAAATTAACTCACGAAGATTTAAGACCAATATTCAAAACAACTAATCTAATATTGCTTTATCAAGAGCAAGTGCTTCAAATATTTAGGTATGCTGGATTTCCAGAGAATGAAGTAGATAATGCAAGACGCGCCATTGGTAAAAAGAAATTAGATGTTATGGCTAAACTTGAAACAGAGTTCCGTGAGAAACTTACTGCTAAAGGTTGGACAACAGAACAGTTAGATGAGATGTGGGCATTAATTTTAAAACAAACTGGTTATTCGTTTAACCGTGGTCACTCTGTAGCTTATGGATTACTTTCTTACCTAACAGCTTATTTAAAATATCATTATCCAGTAGCATTTATGACAGCTTGTTTAAATGCAGATAGTGGAGATGTTTCAAGAATAGGTATCTTAATTAATGAGTGCTATAAATTAGGTATAGATGTTTTACCACCACAAATAAATAAATCAAGAAAAGACTTTACAGCCGTTACAGAAGATAATCAAATACTATTTGGGCTACAAGCTATAAAAGGATTAGGAGATTCAGTTGTTACAAAGATTTTAGAAAATAGACCTTATAGTGGATTAAAAGACTTTATAGATAGAAGTGGTTGTAGTAAATCACACATTGTTCAACTTATTAAATCTGGAGCATTTGGAACAAAAGACAAACGTAAAAAATTATTAATATATTTCAATACAATAATTGATAAAAGAGAATATAAGCCAGTAAAAACTATTCCTTCACCTAAAGAAGCAACTTTGTTGAAATATGGAATAGACCCTAAAAAATTTAATGACCCAGATAAAAAGAAAAATAACGAAGCTCTATTGGAGGCATATAATCATAGACGTAAAAAACAATTTGATGATGAGCAGGATTTGAAAGCAGAAACTCAAAGACAAGAACTTATTGACAAATATATGGATGATGAATATATGTGGGAATTTGAAACATTATCAATGTTTTTAACAGATAATCCACTTAAAGAAGTAAAAGATTATGTAACTGATTGGAATGCTGTTAAAGAAGGAGCTGAAGGTGTTTTACTTGCAGTAGTTGTTGACTTAAAGAGAAAGAAAGATAAACATAATAACGTTTTTGCATATGTTGATTTATATACAGCTAACGGTATAATAGAAGCTGTAGCTTGGTCTAGTATATTTAAGTCTTATGGAGATTTGTTACAAAAGGGAAAATGTATAGCTCTTTTAGGTAGAAAGGGAGAAAATAGTCAAATGTTTATTAAAGAAGCTAAAGACTTCCAAGTATGGTTAAAAGAAATTAAAGAAAGAAATGAAGAAGAATTAGAGAGAAAGGAGAATGACTATTTATGGAATTAGAAGACAAAAGGATTGGGCATTCAGCTCAAGAATGTATGGAAGAAGGTATCCCAGATGCAAATGGTACATATTACTTTATAGGAACCATAGATAGAGTTGTCTACTCTAATCCTTCTTTTAAAGACCCTAGTCTTACTTATAACGTATGTGTGTTTAGTACAGAAAGTCCATTACCAAAATTAGACTTAAATCCATATACTAAAAAAACAACAGGAACAGTAATTGGTGACACAATAGAACTCGTTCCAATGAGAAGTTATAAGTTTAAAGCAAAGTTAAAAGAAAATAAAGACTATAATAAATATCAATACAATATAGTTGCCGTATATGAAATGGAACAAAAACAAGGTGATGACTTAGACAGATACTTAAAGTTTCTAGTAACAGACAATCAATATAATCTTATTAAAAAAGAATGTCCAGATTTTGTTGAAAAAATATTTGAAGACGAAAACTTTAGACTTCCTAGACTAAAAGGACAAAGACAAGAAACAATGGATAATATCCATAAGAACGTTTTAAAATATAGAGATTATGTTGAACTAATTGCTACCTTAGGTCAGTTCCCAGAATTCTCTTTAAATACTATAACTAAATTAGGAGATTTCGAAGGTGGAGGTAACAAAATAGGAAATAGCCCATCAATCGTTCTTAAAAAGATAAAAGAAGACCCTTATGTTTTAATGAACTTAGCAAGATTTGGTTGGAAAAGAGTTGACAAATTAGCATTAGCTCTTAAACCAGAAATGGTCAGTAGTGTATCTCGTTTAATTTCATTTTGTAAAACTGCATTAGAGGATATAGCAGACGCTTCAGATGGTGGTCACACTTGGATTTTAATTAATAACCCAGCAGATGTTAAACATAGTATGGCTCACTTAATAAGAGATAATGTTCCAGAATGTCAAAAATGTGTTAAAGATTATTTTGAACAGGAAAGGCAACTTACAAAATCTTTAGGTTGTGGCTCAATGTTTTATGTAGATGATGAAAGAATAGGTCTTGCAAAATATTTTAGAGCTGAAAAAAGCATTCTATATCATCTTAATAGAATTAAAAATGGAGAACATTTAATTCCAAAATACACTCTTGAAGAAGCAGTTAAAAAAACTAATGATTATATGTCTGCTAAAGCAGGAGAACCTTTACAATTAACAGAAGAGCAAGTAGATACTATTCAAGCTACGTTAGATAATGATGTAATTATTTTAACTGCTCACGCTGGTGCTGGTAAATCAACAACAATTAAAGGAATTATAGAACTTTGGAAAGATAAATATATTGGATGTTGTGCTTTAGCTGCAAAGGCTGCAATAAGAATAAAAGAAACAACTGGAATGGATTCTTACACAATACATAGACTACTAGGATTTAAAGATGGAAGATTTACTTACAACGAAGAATGTCCTATGCCATTTGATATAGTTATTGTCGACGAGTGTTCAATGATAAATGTAAATCTATTCTTATCTTTATTAAGAGCTGTAAAATCTGGTGGGAAAGTTATCTTAGTATTTGATGATGCTCAGTTACCAGCTATTGGAGCAGGTTCTGTTGCAAAAGATTTATTAACAAGTAATTTCTGTATTAAAAGATTAACAAAGATTCATAGACAGGCAGCAAAATCTGGAATAAAAATAGATGCAAATAATATTAGGCAACAAATAGATGTATTTGCAGTAGGAAACGATTATGACGCATCAGGAACTCTACCTTTACACGTTACACACGGAGAAAAAGGAGATATGCATTATTATAATCTATATAATGCTGATGCTATTCATTTACAAGTAATGATGCTTTATAAAGAATTAGTAAATGGAGGTGGAGTTGGAGGAGAAACTCCAATCGCTGTTGAAGACATTTCAATTATTGTCCCTATGAAAAGCAATATGATAAATTGTACTGATAGCTTTAATCAAGAGATACAAGAATTACTTCTAAAAGATGAAGATATTGCAATAATAAGTGGAACTTATCCAGATAAAGATAAAACTCCAAGAGTATTTAAACTAGGATGTCGAGTAATTAGAAGAAAAAATGATTATGAGAAAATGGTATTCAATGGAGAGCTAGGAACCATAATTGATATTTCTGATGATAGAAGTTGCTTCTTAGTAAAATTTGATGACGGCAGAATAGTTCAATTTAGAGATAAAGAACTTGCTAATTTTGATTTAGCATATGCTTTAACAGTTCATAGTATGCAAGGTTCTGAAAACAAAGCAGTCATATTTGTAATGGATACTAGACATACAATATTATTAGATAGTACATTATTCTACACAGCAGTTACAAGAGCAAAAGATATGAACTTCGTAGTATTTCAAACAAACGCTTATATAACGGCTTATATGACAGATAAAGTATTAGCTCGTCAGACATTTTTACCATTACTTATAAATGGAAGTGTAGCTTTTGATAATAAAGAAGATAAAGTTGAAGCTGAAGAAATCATTAAAGAAGACATTGACGACGATTCAGATGATTTATCTTTTTAAATAAAGAAATACAGAAAGGAAGTTAATCAAATGAAAGAAATATATTGTGATAATTCAGCAACAACTCCAGTCTATCCAGAAGTAATAGAGGAGATGGAAACATATTTCAAAGATGTTTGGGGTAACCCATCTTCAATCTATGCTAGAGGTAGAATTGCAAAGCAACATATAGAAGTTGCTAGATTAAGAGTTGCACAAATATTAAATTGTGAGCCTGAAGAAGTTTACTTTACAAGTGGTGGAAGTGAAAGTGATAACTTATTTATTAAAGGATGCTTTAAAGAAAATTCTACAATAATCACTTCTCCAATAGAACATCCAGCAGTCTTAAATGCTTGTAAAGCAATTCATAAATTAGGTGCAATACAAATTACATTACCAGTTAATGATGAAGGTGCTATAGATATGTATAGAGTTAAAGAACTTAGTTCTTTAATTCAAAAAGAAAAACCAATTTATGCAACTGTAATGTTAGTTAATAATGAAACAGGAGCTATTCAACCTATTAGAGAATTAGCGAATTATCTTAGAGAATTAGTTCCAAACATAATAATTCATACAGATGCTGTTCAGGCAGTAGGAAAAGTTTCTTTAGACGTTAAGAAATTAGGAGTGGACAGTATGTCATTATCTGGTCATAAATTTGGAGCTCCAAAAGGAATTGGAATATTCTATCTTAAAAAAGGAATTGAATGTAATCCAATAATAGATGGTGGAGGACAGGAATCAGGATTAAGAAATGGTACTGAAAATGTTCCATATATTATGGGAATTACAAAAGCACTAGAAATGACATATCAAGATTTTGATAATAAGCAAAGAGAAATGTTTGAATTTGATTCTAAATTTATAGGAAAAATTCTTTCAGAAATAAAAGAAGCAAAATTAAATTTATCATTAAATAGCAATAGAGCTTATGGAGTAATTAATATTAGATTTAATGGAATTAATGCTCAAAACTTATTGTTATATCTTGACAATAATGATATATATGTTAGCGCTGGTTCAGCTTGTCATTCAGATAGTGATAGTCCATCACACGTTCTAAAAGCAATAGGTTTAACAGATGATGAAGCATTATCTTCATTAAGATTTTCATTTAAACATCCTATTCCAGATGAAGATATAGATTATATAGTTCAAACATTAAAAGACGGAATATCACTTCAAAAACAACTTTCTGAATCCATATAATCGTTGATATGACTGAATTACACCTAACTTGACATCTGAAAAAAAGTATGGTATAATATATATAGACACAAATTTAGGAGAGATTTCTCCTAAAAAAATATGCGAAGTTGACAAATAGTTGTCAATTTATGTTACCCAAACTGACAATTAGTTGTCAAAATCATTCTCAACAAAAGGAGGATTTTAGATATGGCTGGAAAGAAAACAACAGTCCCAGACCCAGTAGTAGTTCTAAATGATACTTATCAAGTAACTCTTGATTCAAGATGTTTAATTCTTCGAAAAAAGATTTCTGCTGATGATAAGGATTTATCAAAAGAAGAACAAAAAGAAGGTTTAAGAGTTTTAGGATACTATTCAACTTGGGAACATTTAGGAACATCTCTTATTAAAGAAATGTCAAGAGAGAAAGCAAAATTAAGCAAGGATGGAAAATTAACTCTTACTGAATTTGTTGATTTAATGAATGGAATCAATAAAGAAGTCTCTCAAATGTTTGATAACGTAGATAAAGAATCTAAACTAAAAAAGAAAAGTAAATAGTAATTTAGGAGGGTAATACTATGGAGATTTTAGATAAAAAAGATATTGTTGTAGAGATTGACAAAAAAGTTGTAATTTCTTTTAATAAAAAATATAAGAACTTTACAGATGCTAATGGCAATCCTTGTTCTTTAGATTTAAAGGAAGTTAAAAAAGAAGTTACAGACTATTTAGCAAGTCACAGAGAAAAATATGAAGGACAAAAAGTATTTGCTTTTGTTTATGACTACGACACAAACATTGCTGTAACAGTAATGAAAAGATTACCAGAATATGAAGTATATGACATTATAGGATTTGCAGATATGGCAGCTCCAGAAGAAACTTTAGAAGATGACGAAGAAAAAGCTGAAACAAAAGAGCAAATGAAAATCTTAAAAGAAAATGAAAAGATTCAAACAGCTAGAGAAAAACAAGGAGCTAAACAACTTGAAACTATTTATGACGGATTCTCACAATATGACGATTAAAATTCGTCTTTACAATTTCTTGTCTTGGACTATGTGATTGCCCAGTAAAGATATTGTAACATAACATAATAGTTTATGAATTTCAAGACTTTTATATTAGGAGGATAAATATGTACGTTGAAGAAAATGGATATGTAATAATGAACAAAGAAGATATGCGTTTCTACGGAAAAGACACAGACTTTGTTGATGAAATTGACGAAGCAATGGTCTATACAGATAAAAGCGCAGCATTAGAAGACCTATACGGATTTAATGAAGAATATCCTGATTGTTACGAATTAGTTAATTTCCACAAAACTATTTGGCTAGATAAAATGGGAATTGAGAATGTTAAGACAACTACTTGTCACCATTGTGGAATGTGTGAACATAAAGAGGAGGATGACATAGATGAGTAATGAAACAGGAGAAGTAACACCAAAGATACTTTTTGCAAAAGTTAAAGACAGCGCAATTATCCCATCAAAAGAAGAAGAAAATGCAGGATTTGACATTTATGCTTGTTGGGATGGAGTTGAAAAAAAAGATAAGATTATTAAACCTCATCATACAAAACTTATTCCTACAGGAATAGCTTGCGCTTTACCTACTAACTATTATTTCCAAGTTGAAGAAAGAGGAAGTACAGGTAGCAAAGGAATTAAAAAGAGCGCAGGTGTAGTTGATTCAGGATATAGAGGGGAAATATTTATCGCCATCTCTAATGTTAATGATAGATATTTAGTATTTGGAGATAAAGATAATTATTTAAAAGAAGCTCTTAATGAATTACAAAAATGGCAATCTGCTGATGTAGATAACTTAACAGAGCAAGATAAAGCAGATATGGAAAAATTCTTAAGAGACCAATATCAAGATGAATACGACAAATTAACAGATGAAGAAAAATTAATGGTTATTAAAAGTATTTATCGTGATATTAAAAGTCCAGAAAATAATGAAACATTAATTAAAAATATTTCAGATGCTATTTTTTATCCAGAAACAAAGGCTATTGCACAATTAGTTTTACATCAAGTTGACAATCTTCCAACAGAAGAAATAAATTATGATGAACTAAAAGAAATTCCTTCAAAAAGAGGGACTGGAAGTTTAGGAAGTAGCGGAAAATAGGAGGCTTAAAATGAGTGGATTTGTAAGAAAAGTTCAAAGAAATAAATTAAAATCAGAAATGAAAAAGAATGGTATGAAAAGAACGATGCCACTTAGCAAATATAGATTTAAAACAGAAGAAGAAATTAGAGAAGAGCAAGCAGCTAGAATTACTGAACAAATGATAAAGACTGCAAAAGAAGCAGAAGACAACAATGCTAGTAACGAGTAATCGTTATATATAAAAATGAAAAAATAAAAGAAAGGAGGGTTACAAATGAAAGTAACTTTTGACCAAGATGGTTATGTTGAAATGCTTGTAAAAGTAGGTGATTTACCAAATTCTACTGAATTACCAGATGATGATATTGATATGAAATACATCTCTTGCTACAAATTAGGATATGATGGTACTAAATTAGTTCTTGATGGTAATAAAGTTCAAAGACTTGAAAGTAACCTAAGAGCAGAAACTAAAATTTATGATTTAAAGAAACAAATATCTGATACAGATTATAAAGTATTAAGACATATTAGAGAAACTGCATTAGGAATTCCAACATCAATGACTCAACAAGAATACCTTGTATTAGAAGCTAAAAGAGAGTCTATAGTAAGACAAGTAAGAGAAATAGAAGATGGTACAAACTTAGAAACAGATTCAAATGCAATACTTGATGAGGGTTTAAAAAATAGAAATACTGAATCAGAAAAAGAAAAAACTATTGAAGAAACTGTTAACAAAATTGTTCCAGACTTAGAAAAAGATGTAAAATCATTAAAAGGTGAAATATCAGATGAAGAAGAAATAATTGTGGAGGACACAACTGAAGAAATTATAGAAGAACCTATAGTTGAAGAAAACGTTGAAGAAGTAACTGAAGAAATTGAAACAGAAACAGTAGAGAATACAGAAGAAGCCAAAGAAGAAGTAGAAGAATCTGTTGAAGAAGAAACAAAAGAAGAAACTAAAACAAAAAAGAAATAATTTTACGATTTTAGATACTTTAAAAAGATATACAAGAAAGGAAAATAGTTATGATTTCAAGTGTAATTAAAAGAAATGGTAAAATTGTGGATTTTGATAAAAGTAGAATAGAAGAAGCTATATTTAAAGCAAACAAAGATGTTCAAGGCAGACAAAAAGCTTCTGTAAAATTAGCTAAAGAAATTGCTAAAGAGATTGAAGAAATAGATAAAAATAAATTAAGTGTTGAAGAAATTCAAGATGCTGTAGAAAAAAAGTTAATGGAAGCAGATAAATATGATTTAGCAAAAGCTTATATTCTTTATAGAGAAAAAAGAGCTATGGTTAGACAATCTAATACAACAGATTTAAGCATCAAAGAATTAATAGATGGTACAAGTGATTACTGGAATAATGAAAATTCAAACAAAAATGCAAAAATAGTAACTACTCAAAGAGATTATTTAGCAGGAATTACAAGTACTGATATAACAAGAAGATTTTTACTACCAGAAGATGTAGTAAAGGCTCACGATGAGGGAATAATTCATTTTCACGATGCAGATTATTTTGCTCAAAAAACATTAAATAACTGTTGCTTAATTAACTTAAATGATATGTTACAAAATGGAACAGTAATAAATGGAGTAATGATTGAAAAACCTCATAGATTTATTACTGCTATGACAATAGCAACTCAAATTATTCTAGGTGTATCTTCTAGTCAATATGGAGGATGTACTGTAACAATGAGCCATTTAGCTCCATTTGTAAGAGATAGTTATAATAAATTCTTAACTAAATATTTAAGTTGGGATTTGTCAGAAGATAAAGCGAAAGAATACGCATTAAGAGACACTAAGAAAGAAGTAGCTGATGGAGTTCAAACATTCAACTATCAAGTAAACTCAATGACTAATACCAATGGTCAAGCACCTTTCTTATCAGTTTGTTTATACTTAGGAGAAACAGAAGAATACAAAGATGAATTAGCAATGATTATTGAAGAATTCTTGAACCAAAGAATTCAAGGATTTAAAAATGAAAAGGGTGTTTATATTACACCAGCATTCCCTAAATTACTTTATGTTCTTGAAGAAGACAATATAACAGAAGATGGAAAATATTGGTACTTAACAGAACTAGCTGCTAAATGTACCGCTAAAAGAATGGTTCCAGATTACATATCTGAAAAAATAATGAAACAAAACAAAGTTAATCAATATGGAGATGGAGATACATTCCCTTGTATGCGGTTGCAGAAGTTTCTTAACGCCTTGGCATACAGAAGGGAATCCTTCTAAAGCATTAGATTATGTAGAAGGTAAAGGAAAATATTATGGTAGATTTAATATTGGTGTAGTAACTATCAATTTACCAGATATTGCTTTATCATCTGGAAAAGATATGGATGAGTTCTGGAAGATATTTGATGAAAGATTAGAACTTTGTCACAAAGCAATGCAAGCAAGATATCAAAGAATGAGCATTATTACATCTGATGCAGCACCATTACTTTGGCAAAATGGAGCATTTGCTCGTTTAGATAAAGGGGAAAGCATTAAACCTCTATTACACAATGGATATTGTACTTTATCTTTAGGATATGCAGGTTTATATGAATGCGTTAAATATATGACAGGTGCTAGCCATACAGGAGATGGAAAAGAATTTGGTTTACAAGTAATGCAACATTTAAACGATGCTTGTGCTAAATGGAAAGCAGAAGAAAATATTGACTATTCTGTATATGGAACTCCTATTGAAAGTACAACTTACAAATTTGCTAAATGCTTAAAAAATAGATTTGGTGAGATAGAAGGAATTACTGATAGAGATTACATAACAAATTCTTACCACGTTCCAGTATTTGAACAAATAGACGCTTTTGATAAGCTTGCTTTAGAAAGTGAATTCCAAAGATTAAGTCCACGGTGGAGCAATCAGTTATGTAGAAACTCCTAATTTAACAAACAACACAGAAGCTGTTCTTGAAGTTATTAAATTCATATATAACAATATTATGTATGCAGAATTAAATACTAAATCAGATTATTGTCAAGTTTGTGGTTATGATGGAGAAATTCTAATAGACGATGATATGGAATGGTATTGTCCAAATTGTGGAAATAGAGACCACGCTAAAATGAACGTTGCAAGACGTACTTGTGGATATATTGGAACTAATTTCTGGAACAAAGGAAGAACAGAAGAAATCAAAGAAAGAGTGTTACATATAGATAATTTTGATTTGGAGGAATAGAAATGGCTGAAATTATTATGAGAAGTGATTTTAAACCACTTACTGAACATAAAGATAAAGCCTATTACCTTTATTATAACAACCTTTCTACTGACGTTTTTTATTTAAAATTTGCAAAAAAATGGCAAATGGAAGAGTTTATATATAAACACGGAATTAAAAGATTTACATATAAATCTTCTAATGGTTCAACAATAGAAAAAGTGTTTGAATATATCCCATCTAAACTAGAATATTATAAAGATGACGTTAGAGAAAAGTATGATTATTGGGATTGGTGTTGCGGTCATTTTGTAAAGGAGAAATAACTATGAGATATAACAAAATACGAAAAATGGATATTTCAAATGGCTCTGGTGTCAGAGTATCTATATTCGTACAAGGTTGTCATTTTCATTGTAAAGGTTGTTTCAATCCAGAAACTTGGAATTTTGAGGGCGGTAAGGAATTTACTCCTGAAACCCTTAAGACTCTAATTGGTTTATGCTCTGATGACAAAATTAAAGGGTTGTCTATCTTAGGAGGAGAACCTTTATGCGATGAAAACTTTGATACGGTAAAAGAAATTGCTATAGCATTCAAAATAAATGCAACGACAAAAGATAAAAACATATGGCTTTGGTCAGGCTATGAATTTGAAGACATTTACAATGACTTACACAAAAGAGAAATATTAAATTATGTAGATTATATAGTTTGTGGTCAATTCGTTGAAGAAAAAAAGAACTTAAAACTTAAATGGGCGGGTTCAGACAATCAACGTTGGATTTCTTGCAAAAAATCTTTAGAAGAAGGCAAAGCTGTATTAGCTGGTAATATGATTGACTAACGCAGAATTTTACCTAGAAGACCTTAAAACAAAATTTGCTAAAATAAATCCTAATGAGTATTACCTCTCTTATTCAGGAGGGAAAGATAGCCATTTACTATATTGGTTTATAAAAGAATATACTCATATAGAAGGAGTAACTATTGTTGGAATTAATACTTATATGGAGCATCCAGAAATAAGAGATAGGATTTATAAAAATTCAGATAGAGTTCTATATCCTGTATTAAAACCATTTGAGATAAAAGAAAAATACGGCATTCCTTGTTTTAGCAAAGAACAAGACTTCTATATTTATTATTATCAAAATGCGATAAGAAAAGGTAAGGAGCCTAGTAAAACAATTTTAGAAAAAATAAATGGGACTTATCATACAGGATATGGACTTTCTAAGAAAGCAAGAAATTATGTTCTAAGTGGCAACGCTCATAACATAACTCATTTATGTTGTCATTATATGAAGAAAGAACCAGCAAGACTATTTGAAAAAGAAACTGGATTAAAACCAATATTAGGAACAAGAACTGGAGATAGTGTTTTAAGGAAGCAACAATATACGAGTTGTCTTTCTAAAAACGGAAAGTTTACGCCACTATGGGACTTAACAGAAGAATTAGAAAACGAAATATATAAAGAATTTAATATCGAAATCCCTGAAGTATATCAATATGTTAAACGTACTGGATGTGCTGGATGCGTATATGGAACTTGGCGCCACGATACAGAAAAAGAATTATTATTAATGAATGACAATCAGTTTAAATTTTTAATAGATTATTTTAAAGAGTCTTATGAAGTTTTGGGAATTGACATTGAAAAAATAAAAGAGCAAAGGAAGAACAAAAAATAATTTTAGAAAGGAGCGTCACAATGACCTACGAAGAAATTTGCGAATACGCAGAAGAAAATAATATACCTATTAAGGTGTTTGAAAATCCATCTTATGAAAGTGCAATCATAGGTTTATCTTATGATGAAAGAGTGATTTATGATATGGACAAAATGATTATGGATTTAATGATTAAAGAAAGTCTTTCTTTCGAAGATGCTTTAGAGTTTATTGAATACAATACACTTAGAGCTTTACCTTATATGGGAGATGGTGCTCCTATAATATTATATACAAAAGAATTTTAAATTTCTATCTAACTTGACAACTAGTTGTCAATGTGTTATAATTAGTATGTAAGATTTAATAAGACAACTTATTAAACTTATAAATATATATTTATTTATTCAAGAATCTCCTTTTAAAAATAGGGCTGTAAGGTTGATTTTAGAATAAGAATTTTTAGGAGGAAAATGTAATGAACAAAAAAGAATTAGTAGCTGCAATCGCAGAAAAAACAGAAATGAAAAAAGTTGATGCTGAAGCATCAGTAAACGCTATCGTAGAAGTAATCTCTGAAGAATTAGCAAACGGTGGAGAAATCGCTTTATCTGGATTGGGAAAATTCTCAGTTAAAGAAAGAGCTGCTAGAACAGGTAGAAACCCACAAACAGGTGAAACAATTGAAATCGCTGCTTCTAAAGCTCCAGCATTCAAAGCTGCTAAAGCATTAAAAGACGCTGTTAAAAATTCATAATTTTAGAAAAATAAGGAGTTTTATCAAATGACATATTACATATTTTTAGATGTTGACGGAGTTCTAAACGATGAAGAACATTTTAGACAATGTTGGGAAATGAATGGTGGATATGCAATGCATATGAATTTTGCACCATTTGACCCAAGGGCGCTAACTAACTTAATGAATCTTGTAAAAGTTATTAGAAAATATGGTGAACCGAAAATCATACTATCTAGTAGTTGGAGATTACACGAAGTAGATACTGAAATCGTTAAAGCTCGTATCGCAGAATATGGATTAAGGATTATTGATAAGACTCCTTATATTCATTCTGAACGAGGTTTGGAAATTCAAGATTTCCTTTCTAAGCAAGAGGACAAAGATTACAAATTTGTAATATTAGATGATGATTTATTTGACATCAAAGATTTATATGAAGAGAATCTTGTATTAGTAGATAGATATTATGGGTTATCTGGCAAAGATGTTGATAAAGCATTAAATATTTTAGAATTGGAGAGGGAATAAGTATGAAATTAGAAATAAACTTAAATGGTAATTTATTAGATTATGTAGATGAAGAAGAAATTAAATCTGATATAGTAAATGAAGTAAAAAGACAAATTAAAGAACAAGTTACAAATTTAATAGCTGAAAACAAAACAGAAATTCAAGAAAGACTTATTCATAAAATAATAAAAGAAATGTTAAACGAAACTTCATTTAACAAAGATTTAAAAGAGCTACTTTACACAAAAGTTTATAATGGAGTTGCCGAAAGATATTCTACAGAAAATGATTTTAATTTACGTTATGACTTAGATTTATCAAATAAAGTTAGAGAAGCATATGACGCTAAAAAAGAAGAATTAGATGAAATACTTTGTAGCAAAATCGACGATACCTTAAAAGATTATAGTGTAGATAATTATATAATCTCTACACAAGTGGCAAATATTTTAGCCAATAATGAAAAATATAAAGACCAATTAGAAGAACTTCTTAGCTATCGTTTAGAAGAAATTTTTAATAAATTTTAATTAGGAGTGTTTTTAATGTTAAACTTTGATAAAGTTAAAGAAGTAGACCCAGAAGTTTATGAATCAATTGTAAAAGAATATAATAGACAATGTGATGGAATTGAACTTATTGCTAGCGAGAATAGACCTAGCGAAGCTGTATTACAAGCACAAAGTAGTTATCACACTTTAAAATACGCCGAAGGCTATCCTCGGGAAAAGATATTATGCAGGGTGTGAAAACATAGACGTTACAGAGCAATTAGCAATAGATAGAGCTTGCCAATTATTTAATTGTGCTCACGCAAATGTTCAACCTCACAGTGGAGCAAGTGCAAACTTTGCAGCACAATTTGCTGTATGTAAAGCTGGAGATACTATAATGGGAATGAGTTTAAACTCTGGAGGACATTTAACTCACGGAGCAAAACCTACATATTCTGGAAAAAATTATAAATCTGTTCAATATGAAGTAAATCCTGAAACATATTTAATAGATTATGATGAAGTAGAAAAATTAGCTTTAGAAAATTTACCAAGACTTATTATCTGTGGAGCAAGTGCTTATCCTAGAGTAATAGATTTTGAAAAATTTAGAGAGATAACTGATAAAGTTAATGAGAAACTTTCTCAACAAATAGATGCAGGAAGTTATTCTGATGAAGAAAAACAAGAAATCTGGAATAATAGTAAATGTTATCTTATGGCAGATATATCTCATATTGCTGGTCTAGTTGTAACTGGATTACATCCTTCTCCATTCCCATATTGCGATATAGTAACAACAACTACACATAAAACAATGAGAAACGTAAGAGGTGGATTAATCCTTACAAATGATGACGAACTAGCTAAAAAAATAGATAAGGCAGTATTCCCTCGGATGCCAAGGTGGAGGATTACAAAATATCATTGCAGCTAAAGCTGTTGGATTTAAAGAAGCATTACAACCAGAATTTAAAACATATATGGAACAAGTTGTTAATAATGCAAAAGTTCTTGCAGAATGTTTACAATATTATGGATTCAACGTTTTAACTGGAGGGACAGACAATCATTTAGTATTACTAGATTTAAGAAACAAAGGTATTACTGGACAAGAGTTAGAAAACAGATTAGCTAATTGTCATATTATAACTAATAAAAATGCTGTACCTTTTGATACAGAAAAGAAAACAGTTACCTCAGGAATTAGATTAGGAACTCCTGCTATTACTTCAAGAGGTATGGGAGAAAATGAAGTAAGAATGATTGCCTCATTAATAGATGTATGTGCTAGTCCATATTATGAAGCAAATATAGAAGCAGTTAGAGCTCACGTTGCAGACCTTTGTGAGAAATTCCCTTTATATGAGGAGGACAAATAATGGATATAATTAACCCTTGGATTGAAGTTGAAAACTTTGATGGTGTTGACATAATGAAAAAAATAGAAAGAGCTTGTAGAACTTGTTATCGTTCTGAAGGAATAATATCAGAAGAAAGCTATAAGAATCTACTAAAGAATTGTATAAACAGAGGACACGAATCTGTATTAGAACACGAAAAGATTACAATTAGAATGTGTTGTGATGTGGGAGTATATAAGGACTTAACAAGACATAGAGCAGGAACTGCATTCTCAATCGAATCTACAAGATATTGCAACTATTCTAAAGACAAATTTACTAATAGTATTAAATTTATTGACCCAGTATTTATTACTGACGAAAATAATTATGCTTGCTGGAAAGAAACAATGAAACTTATAGAAACTTATTATATGGCTATGGCTAATAATGGAGCAAAACCAGATGAACTTAGAATGATGTTACCTCATAGTACAGCTGCTGAAGTTACAATGACTTGCAATATTAGAGAATGGAAACATATATTAAGTTTAAGATGTTCTAAAATGGTTCATCCTTCAGTAAGACAAGTAATGATACCATTATTATTAAAATTCAAAGAAGAAATGCCAGAAATATTTGATACAGTAGAATATGATGAAGAATTTCCTAAAGAATGGTATGCAGAAATTAAAACAATGGAGTAGGTGATAAAATGGTAGTAGGAATAGATATAGATGATACAATGACCAATCATTGTGAATCTTGGTTCGATGCTTATAACAGATGTTTTAAAAGAGAAGAACTACAAGATTTAAAATTAGAAGATGCTTATAAATGGGACTTCTATAAAGATTGGGAAGAAGAAGATAAGGAACGTTTATTCAATGCCTTACATAGTGAAGAATACTTTAAAAATCTACAATTAAAACCTGACGTGCAAGATATTATCTTAAAAATAATAAATAGTGATAATAAAGTTGTTATTATATCTGCTACAGTAAAAGAATATCAAGAAGAAAAGAAAAATTGGTTATTAGAACAAATACCAATCTTATCTGAAAAAGATATTATATTTACAGCTGACAAAGAATTAATTAATGTAGATATTATGATTGATGATAATATTGGATATGCACCTAAATTCAAATGCCCATTCTTATTATTTAAGCAACCTTGGAATACAGGAAGACCACCTTATGAATATTCAGAAAATATTGTAAATGTAGGAAACTGGCAAGATATTGGAGAAATATTAACTAAAATGGGAATAATTAACATCTCAATATCAAGTACAGAAGATAATTTCTCAGAAGCCACACAAAAGCTAATAGAAGGAATTAAAAATGCACAAACAGATAAAGAATGCGTTGAACTATTAAATCCATATATTAAACTTTGGCAACAGCAAGGAATGATAATGGGGATGAAACAAATTAACGATGCAACAATGCTTGTTATAGAAGATATTTTAGAAGATATGAACGCAAAAAAATAGGGATATAGACTTTTAAATCTATATCCCTATTTTATATTTTTACGCGTTTAATTTAATAAACAAAAATTCACAATCACTATTATAATATATAATTGTTATATTGTCAACTATTTTTTTAATTATGCAATGTAGGCACTTGATACCCATTGTCCATCACCTATTCTTGACCATCCATTTTTAGTTTCATAAACTGTAACTTTTGTTCCCTTTAGTAATGTTTTAACAATTTTATATCCAGTACCAGCACCAGCTCTAACATTTAATCCTTTTGAAGCTGTTACATATTTTGTTAGATAACTAGCTGTTACGATATTAGATGATAAATATTGAGAACTTACCCATTTTCCATCACCTATTCTTGACCAGCCATTTGATTCCTCATAAACTGTGACTTGAGCCCCTTTGGTTAATGTAGTAACTATTGAATTACTTGTTCCTATACCTGTTCTTACATTAAGAGCACTTGCTGTTACATACATTATTTTTGATGTTACTGGAGCTGAATCAGTTAAGTATTGAGAGCTTACCCATTGAGCATCTCCGATTCTTGACCAACCATTACTCTCTTCATATACAGTAACTTTTATTCCATTAGATAAAGAACCAACTGTTCTATAGTTTGTTCCAGCACCTATACGAATATTTAGGCTAGAGTTTACACTTACATATTTTGTTTTAGTTGTTACTGTTGTAGCAGTACCTTCTTTTAAATATGTAGCACATACCCATTGTCCACTACCAATTCTAGCCCAGTTATTAGACATTTCGTAAACAGTTACTTGTTGTCCATTCTTTAAGCTTCCTACGATACTATATCCTGTACCAGCACCACTTCTAATATTTAAACTAGAATTTACACTTACATACATTGATTTATTCATTGTATTATTTTCTGTATTAGTTGTTGGTGTTACTACTTCTCCATTTATAGCAGTTGATAATCTATTTTTAAAATCATCCCATCTACTTGAATTTGCAACGAATGGAGCAGGACATTGTTTATGAGTTACATCATAATGACGAACTACATTATCTATTGAAATTCCATATTTTTTACAAATATAAGCTGCTAATTCAATAGTATTTGATATTACTGTATCGCTCATATCTATTATTCCATTATTGTTATAGCAACACATTTCAATTCCTATTGAGTTTGTATTTCTACATCCATTATAATATGTATTTGCGCCACAATGCCAAGCTACGTTTTTGTCTTCTACACATTGCCATATTGAATTATCATCTACAAAATAATGAGCAGATGCTCCTCTATACTCGCTATAGAAATAATTACAATTTGCTTTAGCACTAGATACGGCTCCAACATAATGTATTACTAAGTATTGAATACTTGTTCTATTAGAAACAGTTCTGTTTCTAACTGTTAAATATTGATTAATTGGCAACATAAAAATGCCTCCTTCTTTAAAATAAAATTTAAGACGTTTTTATTTTAAGACATATAACTTGTTGCCTCAAAAATAAAAACGCCTTCACGGTCAACGTCGTTTGCCAAATGACTATTCATTTGTTCCTTCTACCCCATCAGTACCTAATGTATCTGCATCTGGGTCATTAGCTTGCTCGTCTTCCAAAATTTCTTCTGCAATTTCTTCTAAGTTTAATTCTTCAATTACATTTTCTTCGTCTTCCATAAAAAGACCTCCTTATTTAAAATTAACCAACGTTTTCATCGCTGGCATCAGTAGTTGTTTTTTTCTCATTTGGGTCTTGCTCTAAAGCTTCTTTAATTTGGTCAAATACTGCTTGTAAGAAACTTTCAATCATTGAGTCTGGAATGAATTTCAAGAATGGAACCCATTGCTGACAATAATCTATTGCATTTTGCATTTTCTCTTTTCCAGATTCTGTAGAGAATTCTTTTTCTGCCCAAACAATAGCATCTGTTGCTAATTGTCTAAGACCTTTTTTCTTTACAAAATAAACTACTAATCCGATTACCGCAATTATTACTATTAATAATGGTAACCAGTTTGCTACTAACCATTCTACCATAGCAATTCCTCCTTATTTATATTCATATTTTATATTATTATAATTGTACTGTTCTATTCCCCTTGACAGTTATCTCAAACGAATCAAATGCTGCATAATGGTAAGAGAATGCGTATCCTCCTTGTCCAGCGTTTTCTCCATTATATAATGCTAAACTTTGTGCGCTAGAGTTATTAATAAAGTTTTTAATGAACTGACATAAGGCATCACCACTACCACTTCTTTCAATAGTTACACTACTTCCAATAGCAGGTATATCAAAAACATAGTCGTAGCCATTAACTAAATCCATATCAATATCACTATATCTCATTCCTCTATATTCTCCATTTTTGTAACTACTTGATAAATTAGAAAATCTTAAATGTCCTTCTCCAGAGTAACCTTTATTCCATCCTCCAGTACCTCTATGCATTACAATTTTTACATACGTTACTTCAAAGTCAGTTACATTTCCATCTCCTACACTTATCTTTGTTCCATCTGATGAAAAGAAATGTCCTACGGCTTGTTCTGAACTTCCTTGAGAACCATTATAATATCCTTGATATGCTTTATCTGTTCTCCAAGCACTCTTCTCATTACTTCCATTATATCCACTACGACAAGTTTGGTGTAAATATTGTTTTCCACTATCTGCAAATGTTACATCCGTTTCAGTAACTTGTCTTGGGTAAATTTGACCAGCACTATTATAAATATAAGCATTCCCATTTCCCTGTCTTAGGGCTGTCCCACTATTTTGAATACCATCACTACGATAATACCCATAATCTGATGCTGCCATAATTTACCTCCTTATGAAACAGTTTGAATAAAGGCATCTCCACTATCAAGCCCCTGAGTACTTCCGTGAACATATAATTTATGTAATGGAGTATTATTCCAATGGAATTCAATATACTCATCGCTAGAATGAAATGCTTTCTTTGTTCTTATCGCATCATCCGCTGTAATAGTTGATGAAGCCGTCATAGTAGCAGCTCCAACGTTCTTCTTAAATGTAGCATCTCCACTACAAGTAATTGTTCCCGTAACTACTAAATTATCTACTGTAAGTGTTCCTGCTACGCTAGCTCCATTAGTAACTGCCATTCCTCCATTAGCTGTAACTTTTCCTGTAGCTGTTACTGTACTACCAAATGTAGCAGCATCTGTTGCCTTTAATGTGGTTGTTTCCATACCAGCAGTTGATTTAATCAAGGCACTAGAAGTAATTCCAGCTACAGTAAGGTTTTTACTGATTGAAGCAGAGCCTGAAATCTGCATCGCTACTGAGTTTCCGATTGTTTAAAATTAACTTTTTAAAGGTATATGTATGGTCGGCACTATCATCTATATCTCTTCTTAATCTATTGTTTATAGCCTCTACAAGAGTACTTCCACCTTGAAGTTGAGTAATATCACCTAAATCTGAATTATACTTACTTAAATTTAATTTATCTTTTTCTAATCGTGCTAATTCATTTTTGTGGGCGATTAATGTTTCATATATCGGATTGTCATAAATTTTTTCATCATCAACACTGGTTCCACTAGGTTTAATACCAAGGTTTCTTATTATATCATTTATAGTATCTCTGTTTAATTTAACATTTTCCTCTAAATGATTTAAGTTATCTTGGTCTATTGAAGGTGGAATATAATTGTGCCATTGAGTAGGACTATAATCTGTTATCACATCTAAACTTGACATTTATCTCTCCCTTCTTACTTTCTATTCTTACATAGAATGAAAGCATTTGTTAATTTATTATCTAAATATCCAACTATTACATAATCATTTACTTTATATGTTTCATTTTTAATTGAAAATAAGTTATCTATTGATAGGCTGTCTATTTCAGCTTTATATTCTTCGGCAGTTAAATCTGCTTTCTTGTTTACTACATCAATGTATTCTCCATAGTCTTCAGAAAGTATTACATTATAAGTGCTATCAGAATTTACAGACACTACAATAGCAACTTTACTTCTTATACAATTTTTTGTTTCTTTTGGAATTATATCGTCAATCCAAACTCTTAATATGTCTAATAACTTTGCTGCTAAACTCATATCGTTCATTATCCAACACCTGCCTCTGAATTTTGTGTGCTTTTATATACTGCATCTAGTTCATTTACTGAGATTACAGACATACTCATTTGACCTATTCCCAAAGGAATAGATAAGCTATTTATTAAAAATTTTTCTTGTTCTAAATGATTCTTTTCATTAGTAATTGTTATTAATTTATTAACGTCTAAATGATACATTGGAATAGTTGTTATATTTAAACTTGACTGTAATATAGTATTTTGTCTTAATAGATAATTAGCCCAATCTTGACATAAGTCATCAGTATAATAATTTGTATCTTCAAATACTTTTGTTTTTTTACCAATTCTTTGTACACACAAATCACTTTGAATATTTGTATTGGTTGCTCTACCACTTGCCATATAGCCATTAATAGTTGCACCAACACACAATATATCATTATATACTTCAGTAAATTGATAATCTCTACTCTTTCCAAGTATCTCACAGTTATCTTGAGTAAAGTTATATACTATCTCTTTATCTTTATCTTCCAAATCATCTTCATTAGGTTCTATATTTAATCGACCTACTGTATCATAATAAATACATCCTGCAAGCATTGTATTAAATTGAAGTAATACATCAGCATATGATTGACCTCTTTCAATAGTTGCAGTAAATGGAGTCTCTAAAACACTAACTTGAGTACCATTACTCAAACTCGTCATTTTCTTATTAAAATATGTACTAATATTTGGCATTGTACTATCTAATGGTAAACCATTTCCTCTGTCTGTCATTAATAGTTTTTTAGTTGCATCAAATATATCTGACCCAACTGGTACTTTATAAATTCCATCTAAAGTTCCAAATAGGCTTCCGTCTAAATATGCCCATTTATCAGTACAATTTAATTGAATACATCTTTCTGCCGTATTCATTATGTCAGTAGGGTTTGTAATATAAAACACTCCTTGCTGTATCAAGTAAGGAGTGTCACCTATATATAAACCTAAATATAATTTTACTTTTTGTCCAAGCCATATCTTATTTACATCTATATCGTATCTTCCATCGTCATTATGTATTTGTAAATTAAATGTTCTTCGACAACCATTTTGATTGGTAATATTTAGAGTTCCATTTGTATTATATAAATCTGTTGTTATTTCGTGAGAAACTGTGTCGTCTGGGTTTAACCATTCTAATTTTAAGCAGGGAATAATAACTGGTGCTTCTAAAGCATTCAAATAGTCATAAAAAGTTAAACTACTCATTTCTTATTCCCCTTTCTTATACATATAATATCTCCCAACCCATTTGTGTTGTTAAACTTTCTAAGCTCTCTTCTAATTCTCCAATTTGAGAAGTATTAGAATTTACTTGGTCTTGGGTTCTTTGGAATTCTGTATAATGCTTTGCTTCTCTCTCATCTAATTCTTTTAAATCTGCGTTTGTTTCATCAGTCTTAGTTTGAAGTTCTAGTATGTTTGTTTCGTTTACTTCTACTCTTTCGACTGTATTATCTAACAATTCTTTTGTTTCATCTAATCCTTCTTTAGTTGCATAATATTCTGGAGCGTTGCCGCCTAGCAATTCACTATCTTTTGCTAATGTGGCAATATCTGCTAAATCTGCGTGTTCAGCGTGTATAGCCTCTGGAACTTTTGTAGCTCCACTTTCTATATCATCTAATCTTGTTTTGTTTTCAATAGTTTTGTTATTAACTTCTTTAATTGCTCCAGATACAGTTTTTGCTGTTAAGTCTGCATTGTTAGTTATATCAGTTCTATCCCCAACAAAATCATTTAGGCTATCAAAGTCATCTAAAATTTTTTGTATAATAGTTTGAACACTATAGATATCATCAAATTTAACATTCTCTCCAGTTAAAGTAACACTATCTTTTGCTTGCTTTGGATGATATACTGTTTTACCTGTTGAACCATTTGTTTCATTATATCCTCTACTATAAAAAGTAAAAGTATATGGGTCATTATTTCCATCTTCATCTATTCCAAGCTCAACTTCTGCGAATGATTTATCACTATTAGTATTAGCTTCAGTTCTTGCATAGTCATCCCAAGCATAAATTAAATATTGTTCCCAATTTCTTTTAATTTCAGACCATCTATAAACACGTTCCATTTCTTTATCAAAGACTAATTTAAAATGTGTTTTATAATCATCTGTTACATTTTGTCTTTCTATTGTAGTTAATGAAAGAAAATCATTAGGAATATATTTTGCAACATTTGCAAAGTTACTAGTCAATAATTCTCTAATATCTCTAGCTCTATCTCCATTGTAAAAATTCTCAACTATAGCCATATTTAGCACTCACTCCCTTTCTATCCTTCCATACTTCCAACTAATTTTTCTCCTCTAGCATATGCTGTCTTTCCTGATAATATATCTGCTTCAGTAGCAGTAGCATCAGAAGTATCAATTTGTTGTTTGTCAAAATAAGTTGGATTTTTAGGACTACCGTCTTCTGTCCAGTATTTACTTGGTGTCCAGTATTCTGTATCCATCCAAATATATTTAACGTTATATTCTGGACTTCCACTTGTAGTAAGTAACCATAACTCTCTAGCGTTTCCATTATATATTGAAATGTTTTCAGTAGATGCAACTTCTGTCCAAGATATTGCACCCGTAACAGGTTGCCCTGCAACATTTTCCATATATTCCATAGAAGTTGGAGAAGTTAATTCTACCTCCCAAACGTGTCCTTTTTTATCTTTTAGAAATTTTCTTCTAGTATCGGTATTTAATTCCATTAATCTATTTATCATATCTAATTTTTCAATATATTGAAGTTCACCATCAGTTTCTCCCATATATCCTACTAAACTAGATAATTGTCCACTTAAATAATTAGATTGTCCTTTTACTACTTTAGGATATCTTTGATATGTTTTAAATATATTTGCTTCTGCATTATTATTCATCTGTCCACTTTGTGTATTTAATTGGAATAAGAAAGACTCTTCTACTGCAAATTCATTAGCATTGTCTCCCTCTCTACATAATAATAATATCCAATCAATCCAACAAGCTTTAACAGAGTCTGAAACGAATGGTGAACCCATTGCTGCTTCGTAATCTGGGAATAAATAATATTTATATTCTTGTCCCCATTTAACATTATAATCTACTACAAATATATCATCTGGTTCTAATGTTTTAACATATTTTAATGTCGAACCTTCTAAATCTTGTCTATAAATTTTCCATCCTTGTAATGTTGTACCTGCTATTTCTGGAGCATTACCAGCATTTAATGAATTATTAAACTTAGCAAGTAATTGAGTGTTTATATCCCAACTTGGCTCATAATCAGCACGGTTGAGAATAGCTTCCCAATCTGCTGTCATATCAGTATTTGTAACCCACAAATAATCTATGGTTTGAGCACCACGTAATTCTACTTTATTTATTGTAGCAGCCATTTGCTATTCTCTCCCTTCTATTTATTTGTATCACTATCATTCTCTGAAATTGTTTGGTCTTCAGAATTAACTATATCAATTGATTCTTCAATGTCTGTAACAACACTTGGACGTGTTTCGTCTGTATCATCTATATCACTTTCAATTGCATTACCATCTCTATCAACGATTGTTTGATAATCATACTCAACTCTATCACTTGGTTCTTCAAGGTATGTAAGAGCATCTGGATATACACCATAATCTCCTGTAAATTTATTAAGATTTGGATATTGGTCAAGAGCTGGGAATAGACCTTGAGCATATTTTGTAAATACTACAAATCCATCTTTCTTCATAATTATTACATACCAATATAATGGTGATGCAATAATTGTTTGGTCATAATACTCTGTACTATTTGCAGTTCTTATTGTATATCTTAGTGTTACCTTACCATCTTCTTGAGTTGTATCTAATGGTATCATTTGTAAAGTTTTTGAGATAACCTCTCCGTTATCATCTAATCCTGAAGCTGTATAATATACTTGCGCTTCAGTTGGTCTATCTTCATCAAATCTCGTGCACAAAATTTGATTTGCATCAAAGTCAAGAGATAAAGGTTTTCCTTTATCTTTATTAAACACTAACTCAGAATCTTTATCTAAAGTTAGTGACGTTTTTTCTTCTGTTGGAATACCACTTTCATAATGACTTGTTCCTGAAATCTCACCAGAAATTAATCTTAAATTTGACCATTCAACAATAATTCCGTGTTCAATAGGGCTATTTTCTGCATTCAACATATTATCTATCTCGTAAGTAATATATGATACTTTAAATTTAATAAGGTCTGTTTGAACCTCTACATTATCTAAAGTTTGAACAAATATTTGTATTGCATACTTTTCATCATTTAAGAATCCATCATAAGAAAATTGAAAATCAACACTAGGTATCATTCCAGTATCTTTTACAGTTTCAGTAACTTCTTCTGTATCAGATTGTAATTTATATAATATCCATCTAAAGTAAGATATTGAACTATATTGTTCTTGTTCATATAATCCTTTAAATGTTACTTTTTTAGATTGTAATACATAATTAGTTGATGTATCATACAATCCTAAACCACTTAAATTTGAAACCTCAATGGTTCCCGTATATGTACTATTGGTATCTTCATCTATATATTCTATATTAGCTTGCGTTTCATCGTCGTCTGCTATAGTAACAAGTCTTACAGAACTTCCATTACTAATTGTGACAATATTGTTATCAGCTGTAACCATACTAATATCATTAGTAGTTGTTACATAATTAAATGGTATTGTAAATACTTGTCTATAGTTCTTTAATCCAAGTGTTGGTTTCTTTCTAGCATCAAAGTAATTTTCAACACTTGTTAAGCTACCATCTATCTTGTCATCTTCATTGTATCTTCCAGATGTACTCCAATATAATGTCGCAGACCACTTATAAGCTTTGCCGTTCTCTAAAACATTTATTGGTAATTGATGATATACTGTATTTTGATTTCCTTCAGAATCTGTTGGATATACTGGATTCTCTAAATAATATTTCCCACTTTGTATATTGTAAAGTTTAACATATTTAGATTCTATATATCCAAACTGACCACTACTAGATATATAATACCAACCAGATGGTGGCTCTGTTGCGCCTTGTATAATTGCAATTTGGCTTCCTTTTTGTAAAACGAATGCAACATTAGATATAGATGCACTAGCTGATTGATATACACTTACTTTTTCAGTTGTTTCTCCACCATTCAAATGTGCTAACGCATATTCTTGTTGAGTAACTTCTGATGTCCATTCTGTAGTATAAGCGTCAATTGCATTTCTTAAATCATCAAAATCTACAGTTGTCCATACTGAGTCAATTGCTTCATACAAATCTTTCCCAAAATACGCCTCATTAGAATATTCTGAATATATTAAATAAGCAGCTTGTTTTGCTTTATTTAGAGTTGTATCATTAATGTAAGTTGTATCTGAAGCTCCAGTTCTAGCATTTTGCGTATTTTCATAGTATTGCTTTAAATCATCATAGATACTCTTTACTGTATTAAAAGCAGTTCTATCAACAATCTCTACTTCACTATCTTCATATTCTATACCATCAGTTCTCGCTGGGTCTATATTTAACCAGTCTTCGATAGTATCTAATACATATTCTCCTGTATTTTCAGTAGGATTATCTTCATCACCAATAAGACTTCCTAAATCTGTTACTATGTCTCCCCAATACTCAAAATATTTTGTTATGTCACTTTGACTTGTTAATTTTCCATCTTTCTTTTTTTGTAAGATTTCTTCCATAGTAATCAATTTTGTTTTTTCGCTAGATATTGCTTTTTTTAGTTTTGTTCTAAAGTTTGTCTTTATTTCACTACTATTATATGATTCTTCAGAAGAATCTACTTTTTCTTGTTTTGTATCTTGAATTGCAAGCCAATTTGATAATTCTTGTATTTGTGCTTGGATTGCTCTTTCATTTTCTGTACTTATTAATTCATAAACCAAATCATTTGTGTCATTATCATAGATTTGAATATTGTATGCAACCAATGGGTTATTACCATTTAGTTTAAACGAAAACTTCATATCGTCTTCATCAGTAACATCTATTGCAGAGTTCTTTGGTAACATAAATGATGGTTGATATAATCCGCATAAATTCACCTACTTTCTTAAATAAAACAAATAATGCCTATTTGTTTTTCATAGGCATTATTGTTTCAATACTATTTATAAATTGTTCAATGTCATCTGCTTGAACTGTAAAATTACTAAAGTAATAGTTTTTACTATTATTTGTTTCTCCACTTAAATCACTTAAATTAGATGATATACTTGGAACTTTACTTAAAGCATTTAATACTGGGTTTGTTGTTATATTACTTACTAAGTTCTCAAATGCTTTTGTTTGTCTTGGTGATAGCACACGTTCAGGTTCTATAGTAGCTTTTGGCAAGAAACCTAATCCACCAGCTAGACCACCTTGGTCGTATGTTAAATATTTCCTGCTAGCGTATCCACTGATATTTCCATATTTAACTTGTGCCCAATCACTATTAGCTTCACCAGTAATAGTTACACTTGCTCCCTTAGGCATACTTCCCAATACAGAATATTGGGTTCCTGCACCAGAACGAATTCTTAATGGTAAAGAATTTGTTGTAACAGTTCCTGTTCTTGGGAATGTAGAGCCACTACTGTTATCTGAGCTACTATCTGAGCTACCACTTGAACTAGAACTTGAACTACTTCCACTTCCAGTAACAGACACACCATTCTCTGCTGTACTTAAAGGAGTACTTGTAGAGTTTGATGCTGACCAACCAGAATATTTTCCACTAAATGTTGTAAGGTCTTTTCTTGTAAGAGTACCTGTACTCTCATCCCAACCATATCCTAACTTAGTATATAATTCTTCAAATTCTGATTGACTTAATGTCCCACTCTTCAATAAAGCTTCGCCTTGTTCATAAGTAGTTCCTTTTAATACTGCTGCTAATTCAAGTTGACTTTCATTAATGTTAATTAATAATTCTTTAAAGTCTCCACCATCACCAAAAGCGTTTTGTAATATTTCTGTTAGTGCTGGTAAATCTTCATTTGCTGCATTAGCCAATGCCTCTTGAATTGACTTAACCTCTGTTGTCTGTTCTTCAATAGCATCTTCTATTCTTTCTAACAATTCATTATTTTCATCTATTTGTAAATTGTCTGCATCTATTAATGCGTCCAATTCATCTACTAGGAGTTGTTGTTCTTGCTCACGTTCTAATTTAGTCTTTTCACGTTGTGCTTCTAAAAGAGCTTCTTCGGCTGATTTTACGTCATCTGGATTTGCAACCCATTGCCATTGACCATTAGCATAAATTCTTGTAGTTCTTTCATTTTGAACGTTTTGTAAATTAGTTTGTGCTTTTGCAACGTCTAATTCAGCTTTCGCTAATTCATATTCTTTTTCTTTAGCAGCTAATTGTCTTTCTGTTTCATTAGTAATATATTCTGCTTTATACATTTCATCTTCTGTAAGGCTATTTATTTGATTATAATGGTCTTCCCAAATATCAGCAATGTCAGATTGAATCCCTTCAATAACACTACTTAATTGTTTATAATCGTCTTCGTTAAACATTAATTGACGCATATCTTCATCAAGATATTGATAACTGTCCATATTAGTTTTCAATTCATCTTCAAGTTCTTGTTGAGTATCTAATAAATCATTTAATATATCATTATAAGATTCTTGAACTTGTTTTAACTGTTCTAGTCTAGTAACATCTTTATCAATACTATCATTCATCTTATCAACAGCTTTTTCAAGTTGTTCTGTGATGTCGTCAAGTAATTCATCACGAATTGTTTTTATCTTTTCATTTAATGTTTCAAGTGCTTCATAAATAGCTTCTTGATTCTCTTTCCAAGCATCATTTAATTGGCTAACACTATCATAAATGTTTTCAATTTTTTCTTGTTCCTTTTCAAGAGCTTTTATTTTAACATCTGCTTCATCCTCGATATTTTTAATTTTTTCTTTTGCATCTGAAATAGTATCTTTATCTGTGCTGTTTGAAACTCCATTATAAATGGCTCTCATTTCAGCAGCAGCTGCTTCTTCTATTTCTTTAATTTGATAAGCATAACTATTTAACAAATCACCATATGCTAGTGTCTCATTTCCTTCGCTATCAAACCAAGAAGCTACATCATATTGACTATTTTCGTCAATTAATTTTTGTCTTTGTGCTTCATAATTTGCATTAGCTTGTTGTAAAGCTCCAACTTTTTTGGCTTGATTTGTTAGTATTTTATTTTGAGTTTCTAACCATTTAGTAGTATCTTCTGTAGCATCATATATACTATCATAGTAGTCTAATTCTTCTTTAAGAGTATCTAAACGATTTGAAGCTAACATTTGTTGATTAATATATTCTTCGGTTTGGTCTTCTAAGTCTGCTTCAATATCTGCTTCGTATTTCTCTATATCATTAAGTATTTCTTTAAGGTCATCAGCTGCGTCGTCGGCAGTATATGAATTTGATGAAGATGAACCAGCAGAATTATAATTGCTATGACCAGAGCTATTTACTCCACTATATTGTCCTAAACGAGCTTTTGCTTCCTGTATTTTTTTTTGAGCTTCTGCATATGCAGCTGCTGCTTTTTCAGCATCAGAAGAATCTTCTTCTTCAGTATCTTCCAAACTAGCAAACAAATCTTCTAATTTTTGATTAGTATTACTTAAAGTTTGATATTCTTCGCTATCTGCATCTGCTGCTGCCATTCTTAATTGAATAAATGCTTGAGCCGCAGTAATTGCAGCTGCTGCTGCAATCCCTTGTTGAGTTTTAATTGTTCCAGTATTTGTCACTGTTGCTGTGCCAGTTGCATCTTCTGCTACAATTTGAGTATCACTTGCTCCAACAATTACATCTGTTTTTATATTTTCTGCATCAATAATATCATTTGCCGCCTGAATTTTTTCTTCAGCAGTCATATTAGACATATCTAGTTCTGCATTATTAGCTTCTAATATTGCTTCGGCAGCAGTTTCAGTCATATCAGCTTCTGCTTCTTTTGAATCTAAAATTCCTTGTAATGTGGTTTGTTCAGAATTTAATAAATTTTGATTACTCATTTTTACAGATTCTGATGCTTCATACGCTCCATCTGCTTGTTCTTGAGTAAAATCAACATATTGCCCAGCAGCTTTTGCTTCTTCTACTGTATTATCAGTAATTGTATCAGCTAAATCACTATCTATCTTAGCAAGTTCTTCTTTAAACTCTGCCATAATGCCCATTGCATCAACAGTATTTAAAATAGCATCTTGATATTCTTCTAATGATTCAATTTGATTTTGTAAAGCTTCTTGTCCACTATTATATGCTTCATCTCCTAAGTCCATTAATAGTTGACCGTTTTTTAAAGTTAAGTCTCCTGTTTCTGCAATGTATTCATTAACTTCTTCGTATTTATTACGAAGCTCAACCATATCATCATTATCTATTGTTTTCCCACTTTTAAGCTTTGCTGCCTTATCATATAAATCATCAACTTCATCTATTGCAGTAATAAAGTCTGATTGAGAGCCTAGCACTTTCATTTCTTCGCTTACATCACTTGTTGCATTTTTTAAGTCTTCTAGGTCAATTCCTAATTTTTTACAGTTTTCAGAAACTGTTGTATAGAATTGTTCAAAATCGATTTCTCCATTTTTTAGCTGTTCAGATAAATCTTGATACCATTTTGCATCAACATTGAACCCTATATCGGATAATGATGCATTTACTCCACTTAACCAATTGCCTATATTACTATAATTCTCATTCTTTAATGTATTAAGTTCATTGAGTAAATTTTTATATTTTTCTTGGTCTGCTACAATTAAATCGTTTGCTTTAGATAGACTTCCTCCTGCTTCTTGATAGTAGTCATCAACTCCCTGTAATTTCTGAAAAAGATTTCTTAATTCTTCTTCTTTTTGTTCTATAGTATCTTTATTTGTAGCATTATTATATTCATTTTGCAAATTATCTTCATCAAGATTTACCTTTGAAACATTTGCTACTCCTTTTAAATCGTCATTTAATGCTTCTACCCAAGTTTCACCATCATCTTTTTCTAATAAATCTTTTTTTAAATCTGCTAGTTTTTGTCTTGCTGTTTCACCTAATTTTCCAGTATCTTCTAATTCTTTTCGAATTTCGTTATATATAGTTGTTTGATTTTCATCTAGTCCAGCATATATATTAGAAGTTTCTTTTGAAGTTCCATCATCTCCAAAACCTAGATAATTTAATATTGTATTTACAGATAATGTTGATTGGTCTGAATCTCCAGAATTATATAAACCTTTTACTCTTTCTAAAGCTTGTTTTGTTAATTCATATTCATCTGCTAACTCTTGTTTAAGTTGTTGTTTCTTTGTTTCGTCTGTCTCTGCGTCATATTTTTTCTCTAAGTCTTGTTGTTTTTTTAATTGCGTTTTATAGTCTTGAATTTCTTGTTTATAACTTCCGTCACTATTTTGTGTAACTTTTGCGAGTTGATATTTTTGTTTATTTTCGTATTGTGAAATCGAATCTGCATCTGCTTCATTAATTAATTGAGCTGATAAAGCAGTTAAAGTATTATACGTTTCTTCAGTAAGAGTATCTATATTTTCAGCTAGATACTCATTAATACTTTGAGCATATTTTTGTGCTTGTTCATTTGTTATACTGTAATCAAAATCAATTCCTGTAATATCATATTTTCCAACTTTATCTTTTGTAATATAGCTATTATACGCTGCTTTAGAAGTCGTATAAGAAATATCATTTCCTGCAATGCTATATAAGAAATCCATAACATTATTTTTATCTTTTGATGAAATATTTCCTTTAACTGAAGTATTGCCAAAATTTCCAAAATTAATCCAATTGTCTAAATTAGATTCTCCCTTTTCAGCTGATACCTTTAAACTTGCTAATTCTTGTTTTCTTTTTGCATTTGCAGCTGCTTCCATAGCATTGACATTATCTTCATATTTTCCATTTAATAAATCTAATGCTTCAGCTTCATTTCCATAAGCAGTTACTAAATTTTCAGATAAAGTCTCTAACTCACTTTGTTTCGTTGAATAATCATCTGTAGAATTATATATTTCTTTATATTGCTCTATAGCATCTTCCATTGCTTCTGCTTTATCTTCGTATGCATCAGCTTCTTCTCTTGCTGTATTTCCAGCATCAACTTGAGCTTGTTTCCAAGAATTGTATATTTGTATTGCAGTAGTAACACCTGCAATAACTAATCCTATTGCCCCACTAAGTACATTTAATGTTGCTGCTTCAACTTCTTCTGCTGTAACGTTTGCATAGATAACTTTTGTATTTATTCCCCAAACAGATGATAATAATGAAATATCTGTTTTTAAATTTGAAAATACCTTTCTTAATCCACCAAAGTTGGTTGTTATTTCTTTTATAGCTTTTAAAATGGTTGCCCCTTTAAATAGGACAACTAAAGAGCTAATATATCCAATAACTGTAGGAAGATTATTTAAAATCCAAATGCATATATCTAAAAAGTTTTTATAACTTTCACTTTGATTTAAACTTAGTACAAGGTCTTCCCAAGTTGCTTTAAGTTCATTTGTTTTTGCCTCTATAGATTCCAAATAAGTTTCCATTTTTTTTGATGCTGAACCTGTAGAATCTGCTGCGACGTCCGTTAATGTTTTAACTTCTTCCCAGTTGTTCATTAACGCTCTAAAATTTTCCTGTTGTCTCGTCTTTTATAACCTTGCTCTCGCAACGGTTTGCGAGTTTTTGTAAGTTTGATAGGTACTTCCAAGAGTGTCTTTACACTCGACCTATCCCCTCATATTTCTATAAGGATAGACTGTAACTTTACCATTTAAGGTACTGAACATTCAGTCGTTACGGATTTTATTTGTGTTTTTATTTTATAAATTTTTCAAATATTTTTGGTAAGTCTTTAATGTTTTCTGGATATATTTTTATTAATGGAATATTATATTTTTCACATAACTCTATTTTTTGTATTGCTCTTTGTTTATATTGTGAATTTGTCATCATTCCAAAAAACTCAACAACATATCCCTTATCCCCATCTTTAATTAACCAATCAATTCTCTTCATTCCAAATTCATTATAACCAAAAACATTTTTATATAACAATTCATCTTTAATATATTCTATATTATTGTCTATAAAAAAATCTGTTATCATCATCTCTGCCATAGATAAACACAAGTCTCCATTCTTAGAGCAATAAGAAGTATCTCTTCCAAATGAACTAAAATTTAATTTCCAACCCATTTCTTTACAGATTTCTCTATATCCTTCTTTGAAATATCTGTTTAATGTTCTTTCCGAAGGTAGTCCATATAATCTCAATTCTGTTAATAATGGAGTTCTTCCAAGTTTATTATAAACTTTTTTAATTTGCTCCAAAAGTTCATCTTTATTGAATTGTTTTTGTTTTTGATGAGGTAAATCTTCTTTTAATAAACCTAAATTTTGAGCCATTCTGTCAATAGCATTTGGGGTTCTATTTTCGAAATATACTTCAGCAAGTTCTTCATTTCCGTATTTTGGGAACACTTCTTTAAGTAATTCTTTTTCTTCATCAGTCCAATATGTACGAGTTCCACATTTTAATTTTTTAGCCTTAGTTTCTACTGCGCAAGGAGTTCTTCCTAGTTCTTCAGCCATAATTTTTATAGGTATTTTCCCATAATTTTCTTTAATATATTTTATTTCTTCTGGCTTATATTTTGCAAAGTTTACCATCTGTCTTTGAATCTCTAATTGTTTTGCTTTGTGAGCAATGCATTCTTTGCTTGTTTGAAATATATTTATCATTTCATCCCAACTAGCAGTTGGATACATTTTCTTTAGCAATTCTTTTTCTTGCTGTGTCCATTGTTTCCTTTTTGTTTTCACAATAACACCTCCTCAAAAATAATTTATATTATAACATAATTCTAAAATAAACACAAATAATCTTTCCTCGGTATTGCCTTCTACTAAATATACTAGCGGTCAGGGTTTTACCGATTTGGTTCAGTTCTACGCAACATTTTTATACTGCATTGCGCTATACATTTCTATATATTCTGGCACTTGACAACTTTGTTTACCAGCAATTGCAGTTGCAATTTGAGATTGTTCAGTTTCTGCGAAGTCATTCCACTTTTCTCCAATCTCATCTAAAACATCTTCAAAGCTTCTCCATTCCTTTTTAGAATCTCTTAGCTTGATATTCATTTTGTTTAAAACAGTTTCAACGTCGTTTAAACTTTCTCCGTCATCATCTGTATCTTTTCCTGCGGCAACATTACTCATACGAGAAAATATTGTTTTAAAAGATTCTCCGTATTGTACTTGCTGACTTTCTTGTTACTGATGAAACAGTACCAATCATAGCAATTAACTTATCAAAACTTACTTCTGAGTCATTTGCAATATTTGCAGTTCTTGATAAAGCTTCTGCTAATTCTTCTGAACTAGTAGCTGCTGCTAAATCGACAGCTGATAATTTGTCAACTACTGACATTGCATCACTAGCTTCAAGCTGATATCCATTTAATGCACTTGTCAAATATTCTGTTGCATCTGCTGACTCCATTGCACCAACTTTTGATAAAGTCATTGATGCTTTTAAAAGTTCAGTAGTTTCTTCAGTAGTCTTTCCCTGACGTAGCCATTCTGAGGCACCTTCGGCAACATCAGTAGTTGTTGAGCCATAAGCTTTTGCTAAATCATTATATTCTTGTGCTAACTCAGCTGTTGCTTCCGCTGTATCTCCAGTAACCAATCTAATATCAGTAAATGCTGCATCAAGGTCTTGTAAAGTTTCTAAAGCCTGTTGAATACCTTGTTTTAAATAGTTTAAAGCAGTATAATATACGGTAAACTTCATAAAATTCTTTAAAGTATCTGAAAGTAAACCATTTGTTGATTTTATATCTTTATTTTTTGCTTCAATAGCAGCTTGTTCTTTTTTATGTGCCTGAGTGGCTTCATTAATTTTTTCAGGAATTTTACCTTCAATATTATATTCTTCTTGAATTTTATTTATTTTTTCTTGTATTTCTGCAACTTCTTCTTGATATTCTTTAAGTTGATTTTGATTGCTTTTAATAGATTTTTCATCTTTAGCTAATTGTGTTATTTTATTTTCTAGTTCAAATTTTTCTTGCAATAAAGCTAAGTATTCTTTTTCTTTTTGTATAATTTGATTATCTTCATTAATCGCACTTTGTCTTTGTACTGCAAGTTCTGATTTTTTAGTATATTGCTCATCTAATAAATCTACAGTTTGCTGTAACTCTTTAGCATATTCTCCATATCCCTTGTCTGTTGACAAAAGGTCGGCTGCTTCTTGAAATGTTTGTCTAATTTCAGTAAACTTCTGTTTTAACTCAGATAATCTTTGTTCATCAAAATTTAAAAGGTTTTCATTACTTCCAGACTCTTTTAGTTTTGTAATTTCCTGCTCTAACTTTGTCATTTCAGGAATTAGTTTATATGCCTCATCTCGCATTGCCCTTAATGGATTATTTGCTTCTGTCCAATCCATTCCATTTCTAAAATGTTGAACGGCTTCATTATCTTCTCCTAACGCCGCAGCCAACTCTTCCGCTCTAGTTTTCCCTTGTTGTAATTGTTGTAAAAGATTTGCAATATCATAAGGAGTTTTACCTTTTTTTCCTGTAGATAGAGCATTTTGTTGGTCAGACAATGTTCTTGATATACTTTGTAATTGTTCTCTTAATTGGTTTAATTCTTTTTCGTTAGATTGTCTTAATTTTAACTGTTTTTCCAATTGGTTAGTTATATCTTTTTCACTATTTAATTGAGCATCTAATGAACCAGAACTTTTAAAACTATCATAAACATTATCTGAAACTTTCCCTTGTTTCCCTATTATATCATTTAATTGCTCAAAAGCACTTTTAAGATTATTTATATCTTTTAGCATATTCTTTGCAACAACACTATTTTTGTTTTGTAAAGAATTATATGTTTGTTCTAGTTTAGGAATTTCTAATCTTAATCTACCAAATGCATCTATTGCATCTTGTAGTCCATCACTTTTCATTGTGATTTTTACAGGACTATTATTTATTTTTTCTGTTTCTTTTCTTATTGTCTCATAATCTTTTTTTATTTGGTCTGCACCATTACTTATATAATTAAGTCTTACATCAGCCATTCTTTTCACCTCCTAGAAATTATTAATTGCATCATCCACAACCCTTGAAAGATTGGTTTCTATATATTGTTCTATTTTTGCTTCTAAATTGAAAGAAGGATGTCTTATCCCTGTTTGACTAAGAATTCCTTTTGGAAGTCCTGCTTTTAACAGATTATCCCATACTTCAGTTACATCTTCTCCATTCAAAGACGTATAGGTTCCCCATCGTCCATATCCATTACTATGTCCATCTAACTGACTCCAGTCAATTTGTATATCAAAAGTTGTGTTTCCTTCCCAATTTCCTTTTATCGCATAGGTAATAGCTCCATTAACATCATCACTTTCTATTAAAGAGTTTAACATACCATAAGTATTATCATAATATTCACTTCCCTGAAACTCTGAAGCATAAAAGCTTTCAATTTCAGTGATAGCATAATTTTTAACATCTTTATAAAAATCTAAAAGAGCTTGCCTTACCGCGTGTCCTATCGCGATATGGTAAGCTCTAAAATCTTTATACCTTCTCCCATTTTTTGCAACAATCTCTAAGTCTCCACTCATATATTATTACACCCTAATTCTTATTTATTTTTATCTACAATACCTTCATCTTCTTGAGGAATTGAAGAATATATTGCATCTTTTAATGTTTTCATTGCTGGGTCATTAAAAGAAGAAATGTCTTGTAATGTTTTTAAATTTTCTTTATTATCTTCATTAAAGATTTTACTAAAATCTTTTGTCATCTTATCAACTTCTTCAATAGAAGGAATGTCTTTTAAAGACCTAGATAATTCTTTAACAATATCTAATTGTTTTCTATTATGTATTTCGTTGACAGTATCATAATATCTCTTTATCATTATATTATTTTTTAAGATTTCTTCTATTTGAATGTTATAATTCTCTATACCGTCATATTCATCTTTTACATCTAAAGTTGTATAATTTCTTAATGCTTCAAAATAAATTATACTTTTTTTCATATATGTTTCTGTAACTGCAACTATTTCATTAAATAAAGAATCTAAGTTGCCCAAGTCGTCTGTAGCTAAAGAAACTGCTCTTAACTCTATATCTAAGTTTAAATCTGTTCGTATAATTTGATTCACTAAATTTATTTTAGCTTCATTTTCTTCAGTTTCATTAAACTTTTTTATAAAATCTAAATAATCAATTTTTTCCATAATACTTCCTCCTCAAACATATTAAATTTAAAATCAATGCCATTTCTAAATCAATATATTATTTCCACCCTCCTTAAAATTAACATATTCACTTAAAAATAGCATTGACTGCTATTTTCTTAAAAATTTTCAAAAATTGACCGTCAAAAACCCGCATAAATACTGGGTTTTTAAAAACCTAAAACTGGGATTTTATTGGTATTAGCCCACAGACCGTTTTAAATTCTTCCAGCGATATATTTGTTGGCTCAGACATAAAATCCTTTATATGGGCATCTAGGAGTTCTAAATTCATCCTATTTGCCACCTTTTCTTCTAAACTATCTCCACAACATACAATGAATATTCTATTCTTAAAATGTTGTCTTCCTTCTTTAGATTGATTGTTATATAACCAAGTTGCTAAATCTTTTCTACCTACTTCACTATCTAAATCAAATTCTTCACTAGCAGTAGATGGGTAATTCGTAACTTTTACATCGAATGGTATATCATTAATATAAATATCTTTTTCTTTGTCTTTTTTATTTTCTACCTTTACGGCACCATATTTACAAAAGACTTCTTCACAATAAGTAGATATATTTAGATTAAACCATCTGTGGTAAGCATACAATCTATCTTCTTCTTTAGAAAGCATTCTATTACACATACTTTGTAATGTCTTAAAGTCCATTACATCATATATAAATTTAGTCTTTCTATCTAATAAATCATTTTGTTTACACCACTTGTTACCCATCAATTTAGCAACTTGGGTTAGTTCTTCCTTTATCATTGTTATCACCTAAATAGATTATAACATAATGACAACTACTTGTCAAGTTAGATGTCTTCCTCATTCTTATAGATTTAATAAAGTCTCTATTTTCAATCTTTTATCCTTTAAACATTGTTTAACCTGTTCAATATTAATATGTTCATTATTAGCATATTCAATACTAAAATAGCCTATTACAACGTTTGTTTTTGTATTTCTAATCGCTATTGAATATTTTGCTTTAATTCCTATCTGCTTCAAATATTGATATAAAGAATTGTCTATTGATTTTAAATTCTCTACATCTTCTATAAAACAAATCCCCTTTTCATTCAACTCTTTCATCAAAAAAGTAGAAAAACTTCTTAGTTGATTTTGAAAAGAACTCATCGTATGAATTACACCAGCGGCACATTTTTCATTAGACATACTCATTTTTAATATTGAATTGCCTAACATATCATTTCCGCCATTATGATATTTTACAAGACATACTCTACTTGCATCACAAGCGATTAGTGTTTTTTCTAAAAAATCATCAATTTCCTCATCTATTTTAGTCATTCGTTGATTTTCCTCTGATGTTAATACGTGTGGCTTTTTAGCCATTTCAATCATTTCGTCAAGCATTTTTTCATAACGCTTTTCAGAATCTTCTTGTTTACTTATTAACAATTTATAAAACTCATCTTGTCTATTATTTATATCATCTAGCATTTTTTCGTATCTGTTGCTCTTTGCTTCATCTTCTTTTAAAACTTGTTCGTCTTTCTTTTCTTGATTTTTTATTTTGCTTTTGTCCTCTTTATTTCTGTTTACAATAGATGTATAAACTTGCCATAAAACGAAACCTGCTGCCACAACTGTAAATCCGCAAATCAGCAATTGTTTTAACTATATCTAGCCATTCCATCTAAATCCTCTCCTGTTTTATCTTTTCTTGGCAGTTTTCTTTGTTTT